TTTTTATTTTTAGTATGGACGGTTAATTGTTTTTTTTGATGTCTTTTGTAAAATATCTTTTAAAGATTGTGGCTGACTAATTGAGTTTGCAAGATTAATCTTAGGTTGAATATTAAAAACATTTTTAGCTGATTCTGGTGGGATATTCATAATATTCCTGGCTTTTTCAAAGTTACTTAATATTCCATTTTTTTTATCTTCTATTATTTTTTTATAAAAATCAACACGTTCTTTAGTGACATTCTTTAATTCATATTTATCTTTTACAAAATTATGAAGATTATTTGCAAGTTTTTCTCTTAGTTCTGGATTTAAAATAATTTCTTTTATTGCTCTATGCCACCCCTTTTTATTATCAAAAGTAGGAATCAATATTCCATTTTCTCTATTTTTAATTAATTTTTTATAAATTCCAAAATCTTGAGCTATTAAAACTTTCCCTTTCATACCAGCTTCTATAATTTTTAATTCTGATTTAACTTCATTAAAAATATGAGGTCTTGTTTTAACGGTACCTGGTCTTTGGTCATATATTGATACAATTTCTCCGTCAGGAAGTTGTTTGTATCTTTCAATATCTTCTAATGGCGCTAAACAAACATCACAATAATCATAATGTTTCCCATATTGAGTTAAAGGCAAAGTCCATCTTCTTACATAATTTTCTAATTCAAATCCTTCAAAATCTTCTTTTTTTATGGTCTTAAGATATTCAGCATATTCTTTATTTTTAATTAAAGTATAATTACTTGTAAAAATTTGTTCAAATCTATTCCATATAGATTCATGTGGTTTAATTGGCCTAGTAGTTGATGAATTATCTGGTCTAAACTCTGTAATAGTACCTCTTATATCAAATCCACACATAACAATTTGGTACTTATTTTCTAATTCTTGTGAAAGATTAACTTTTAACATTGAATCTTCTAATTGTAAGAGGTCATGTAAATGAGACGAACCGCCTATCCATGAAATCCTACACTTTCCAGATTTGTTTTCTTGAACTTCTGATTTCCACATTTTATGATTCATATCAAGTGCATTCGGAATAATATGAACATAAGGATTATATTTTAAAATATATTTTTTAAAAATTTCAGTTGTTGTAGTAACACAATCAACATGTTTAAGATTATTTAATATTTTAGCTGAAAGTCCTTCTTTTTTTACAATTTCATAAAGGGGATGTGTAGTTGGGGGTTCCCAATAATCATCCAAATCCATAATCATAATTATTCCTTTTTCTCTTAGTTTTTTTGATATTTCTGGGAATTTTGCATAATCACCAAATTGTCTATGAAAATGTATTATATCAAATTGGGATAAGTAATCTATATTATTTATATCAATATCAATTCCTATTTCTACTTCTATTTCATTTGCAAAATTATTTTGCATTGATTGCGCTGGCCAGATACTTCTAAAATGTCCGACACCCATCAAATCGCTGGGTATCAATAAGATACGAGTTTTATTTTCCATATATTAATTAATATTTAAAATTTTATTTATTTCTATTCCTTTATTTTTTTATAATCGCTTTCCTAAACTTTGTTTCCATTACCCCACATCCAAAATATCCATTTACTCTCAGCAAAAATCCCATATTTAATATGAATTAAATATAGGATTCTTAAAAAATAATATAAATAGTTTTTTAATTATTTAAGATATTTTATTTCTCCTGTAGAAATATCCAATATAAAACGGAAAGATTTTATTTTTTCATCTTCATTATAATAAATCCATCCAAATAACTCATCTGTAAAACAGCCATTATATTTTTCTGAAAAATCTAATTTTACTTTTATTAAATCAATAAAATTTAATTTTTTTATAATTTGATATTCTAATTTTTTTATTGAAACTATTTCCCAAATATTTTTAAAAATAATTTTGTGTATAGTTTTAGCAATTTCAAAATGTTTAATTTCTGAAAAAATATTTTCTTTTAATTCAAAATCTCCAAATTTTTCTCCAGAGATTTCAAATTCTAAATCAAAATATGTTAATGCATTATCGTTTTGCATATTTATTAGTTTTTTCTTTAGCTTTATCTAAAAAGGATTCATCATAAGCTTTTCCCAATTCTAAAAAGTAAGAATTATCAAATTCTTCAATAGACACTTTCTTTGTTTTTGATTGTTTATCTAAAGGAGCCGTCATTTGTTGTTTTCCTATACAAAATTGATTAGGTTTTAAAATGATTCCTGGTGCTGTGTTTGGTTTAACACAAACAGTAATTTTTACCTGTGTATCTGTTAAATTTTTTATTTTCCAAAATTTTTCCATAATTTTTTTATTTAAATTTATTATTTTAAAATGTTAAAATAAATAGATAAATAAAAATTATTTAACATAACACATTCTTATAGACATTGGATTTGATGGTAGGTAATATTCTTTATCATTTAAAACAAATTTTTTTATTTCTTTATCTTCATAAACTAATTTAGCAGTTTTTTTCTTTCCTTCTAAAGTTTCTTTCAAATCTTGAGGAGTTTCTATTTTTTGAAATTTATCAACTAAATCTTTAATTGTAAGTTTTTCTTCTTGAATAGATTTATATATGCCATCAGTTCTTATTGGAAATGGGTCATTAGGGTTTATATATTCTGCGTTTGGTTTAATAGCACCTAAACCTCTTGTTTCGTCCCCATTACCTACTTTTACTGGTTCATTTACTGCTCTTTCAGAATTTGTAAGAAAATAATTTTTTACAATATCTGTTATTACATCAGTTACCTTTTGGTCTAAATTAATATTATTTTTTACATAAGTTTCCACTTCTTTTCCTGGGTCAGCTGCATATGGATTTTCTTTATATTGTTGTTGTATGTTAAAGTCTGGGTCTGCTCCTTTTTGTATAAATTGAGAAGCCCCACTTTTATAATCAAAAGAAATTTCCCCAATTTTTTCAAATTTTGTTTGATAGACTTCAGCTTTTGTTATTCCATTTTCAGACCACATTTGCTGCATCGATTTACAAATATTTGGATTGTCCATTGTTTTAAATGGTTTATTAGATAGATTTTCACCTCCAACACTCAATTCATTAAAATCATATACAAATAATTTTCCAGGTTCTACATTTTTTAAGAAATCTGGGGTTTCTGGAGATATGGCCAACTTCGGCTCTATTGGAACTTCTAATGGTTGTGACCCAGCCTCCATCCCATTTTTTGGAATTTCCATGTTATTTTGTTTAATATCTGGAGCTACTTTAAATTTTTCCTCATCTTCTGCAGGATTTGGGAAAATAGTTGGCCCTTGTGCTATTGCTGGATTTTCCATTTCGGTTAAATCTTTAGACATTTCTTGAATTTTTTTCATAACCTTTTCTTTTACCATGTCTAATTTAATAACATCGTTTAGTCCAGATTTTCTTATTTCATTTGCAAGCAAAGCATTAATTTCATCTTGTTTTATCATTTTTTCCAGGATTTATTTATATATAAATATTTTAATTTTTCTTTTTTTGATTTTTATTCCTTTTCTTTATATATTTATTATAAACTAATATGTAAAATAGAATGACAAAAAGACGGGAACAAAATAGTAGAACTCAAGTAAAAGATGAGTTGAAAAAAGAAATTAAAGAGTATAATATTAGACCAAAATCAAAATTACTTCTCAAAAAAGAAGAAATTGATAAAATGGGCATAGAATTAACTCCAAAACAACACGAGCTTTATAAGGCCATTAGAAATAATATTTTTACAACAGTTCAAGGTCCTGCAGGTACATCAAAAACTTTTACTACTTGTTACGCTTCACTTTGCTTATTAGCAGATAAAAAAATTGAAAAGATTATTATAACCAAACCAATTCAAGAAAGTGGAGAAAACTTGGGATTTTTACCCGGAGATATCGAGGAAAAGACTGCCCCATTTATGAGAAGTTATATATCTAACTTTGAAAAAATTATTGGAAAACAGAATACTGAATTTTTAAAAACTTCTGGAGCAATATGTGTTGAGCCTCTCGCTTATATGAGAGGTGTTACTTATGATGATTCTATAATTTTATTAGATGAAGCACAGAATGCAACAATGAAACAATTAGTATTGTGGATTACAAGACTTGGGAAAAATTCAAAGGCTGTTTTAATGGGCGATATAAGTCAATATGATATAAAAAAGAAAGATTCAAAATTTTTAGATTTTATTAAAATGGTAGATGGATTAGAAGAAATAAATACATTTAATTTTACTTCAGAAGATATTGTTAGGAATAAATTTTTGATTGAGATTGTAAACAGATATGAAAAATATAAAGAAAAAGAAGAAAATTAAGATATTTATAATAAAAAATTAAATTAAAAATTTATGGAAAATAATAAAGAAAACAGGGGGAATGGTTTAATAGACCCACAAAAAATTGTGGAACCTGTAAAAAAACAACCTAAAAAAATATCTATTAATCAAGATGGATTAATGGAAAGAGAAGAAGTTAAAGTCCTTACTGAAGACGGAAGAGAACTTTTAAAAGAAAATTAATATTATACGATTTTGTTAAAATAAAAAAACCGCTATTAAGCGGTTTTCTTTTATTTTATTTAATTAATCATTAAAATCATTTTTTTTGATTCCAGAAAGAATTTGCATTCTCTTTTTTGTAGATTCGCTCACCAATTGTCCTGTTTTGGGAATTTCAGCTTTGCCATTGTCAAAAGGAATTGCATCTTTTGGCTTTTGTTCTTGTGCTACGCTTGTTCCATCTTGTTCTTTTACAACGCCTTCTTCAGCACATCCTTCTTTACATGTTTCTTTTTTTTCATCAATACCTTCTTCTGTATCTGGATTTTCATCAGTTTGGATTTCGTCAGTAACTGGAATTTCTTCTTTACCTTCTTCTCCTCCTACTTTTTCCTCAACAGTAGAATCAATTTTTTGTTCTATTGCATCTGCCAATTTTGCTAAAATTTCTTCAATATCAAGGTTTTCCTTAGCTTCATCATTGTCAGATAAATTTTCGTCAGGTAATGGCTCATCATCAGGAGTATCACTAGGTAAGTCTTCAGAAGAAATTTCTGTAGCATCATCTTCTACTAAATGACTACCTTTTTTTTGAAATTCAGGCTCCCACTTTTTAGCTTTTGTTATTCCATCAGGACCAACAGTTGTAGTTTGTCCACCTGTTTTTACTTCTTCAAGACCTTCTTCCATATCTTCAGAAACTATTTTTTGTATTTCTTCATCGATTTGGCGTAATTTATCTTTTAATTTTATTTCAGTAATTTTTTTAGAATATTCTTCTTTTATGATTTGTTTAATTTCTTCTTTAGAAATTTCTATTTTTCCCATAACTTTGAATTTTAAGTTTTTTATAAATAGTAAAAAAAAAATGAAATTATTATTTTTTATTTTTTTAATTTATCAGACATTGCTTCATTTAAAGACCCAATCTTTTCTTCAAATTGTGCTAATTTGCTTTTTAATTCTTCGACCTCACTTTTTAGCACTTGTACTTCATTAGTATCTATAGAAGTTTCTGGAGAAACATCATTTTCATCTCCGCCAAACTCTTCTATATCCTTTTCTAATTTTGGAAATTGGTCTAATTTACATCCACATTCTTCTGGCTTTTTTTCCTCATAATTTGAAGGTGTTACTAAACCTATAACTGGACTTGGTCCAGTATAATCTTTAAATCCATATCCTGACATTACACCTGGATGCCCATATTCATTTAATTGCTTAAGTTCTTCATTTATTTTTTGAGCTTCTTTAAAAAGTTCTTTTTTTCTTTTAATGACTAAAGCTTCGTTTAAGATATCTTGTTTAATTTCTTTTTCGCTAATTTTAATTTTTTTCATATTTCTAAAGAGTTATTTTTTAATAAATATTTGAAAATTTTCTTTTTTTTTATTATCTTTATAATAAATATAAAAAAAAACAAAATAATGATAAATGCAATAATCTTTAGCTTTGATAGAGCTCCTCAATTACACCTTTTATTAGAATCAATCGAAAGAAATGCACAAAATATATTTAATATTAATATTTTATATAGATATTCTAATGAAGAATTTAAAAAATCATATTTTTTATTAAAAGAAAGATTTCAAAAAATAAATTGGATTGAGGAGATTGATTTTAAAGAACAAACTTTAGAACTAATGGAAACAGAATTAGAATATACTTGTTTTTTTACAGATGACGATATTATATATAATACAGTTGAAGAAGATGATATAGTTAAATGTTTAAAGGATATTAATGTATTTTGTTTTAGTTTTAGACTTGGATTCAATGTAACTTATTGTTACACTATGAAGTGTGATAATGTCCTTGTCCCAAATAATCAAGACCAAAAATTTGTTTGGTGGAATTGGTCAAAAAGCTATGCAGATTTCGGATATCCGCTTTCCGTTGATGGTCACACATTTAGAACAAAAGAAATAAAAAAATTAGTTAAAGCTATAAATTTCCATAACCCAAACACACTAGAAGGAAATTTACAAGTTTTTGATAACTTTCCTAAAGAAATAATGGTGGCTTATAAACGCAGTTGTTTAGTTAATTCTCCAAATAATATTGTAAATGAAACTCATCCCAATAGAAAAGGGGATAAATATAATTTATCAGTAAAAGAATTAAATGATAAATACTTAAATAATGAAATTATAAATTATGAATCTATAGATTTTTCAAATATAATTGGATGCCATCAAGAAATAGAATTTAAATTTAAAAAAATATAATTATGTCAATATCAGCATTACCTCCTTTTTTTGTTCCCCCAGGATATACTCCTATAGAATATGATAAATTGCCTATTAAAATAATAGTACCATTTTATAATGCATCTAAGTTTATAGAAAGATGTGTAAGTTCGGTTATTACACAAAAATATGATAATTTTAAAACAATTTTTATTGATGATGCTTCTACAGACGATTCTTGGGATAAATTGCCCCATAATGACCAAAAGGCAATCTGTGTCAAAAATCAAGTTAATGTAACTGCTTTGCCAAATATACATAAAGTTATAATGGAGTATTGTCAACCACATGATATTGTTGTTCTATTAGATGGGGATGATTGGCTACCAAACAATAAAGTACTTCAATATATCAATGAATTTTATTGTAAAAATGATTGCTGGATAATGTATGGACAAGCTAGCTGGACGGATGGTAGAAGAGGAATTGCACAACCATATAAAAGTAAAGAAGAATTTTCTTTAATGAGAAAACTTCCTTTTTATGTTTCTCATATTAGAACTTTTAGAGCCGGAGTTTATCATGCAATTGAAAAACAAGACCCCAATTTTTCTTGTATGAAAGATAAAAACGAGGAATTTTATCGTTGTACTTATGATGTCGCTATTATGTATCCTATAATGGAAATTTCTGGATATGAGAAAACAAAATATAATGATAAATCTCTTTATATATATAACAGAGATAATCCAATTTCAGATGATAAAGTAAGACAACAACTTCAATGGGAAATCCATCAAGAAGTTTTAAAAAAACCAGCTTTTAAACAAATAGAAAATTATTAATGAAAACTTTAAAAGAAATTAATGAAAAGATGAAAAATTTATTATAATATTTATTAATGAATAGATTAAAACAAAAATGGAATCTGGCATTTATATAATTAAAAACATAATTAATTCAAAATTATATATAGGGAGCACTTGTAATTTTAAAACAAGATTTAAATATCACTTAAAGAAGTTGAGAAATAATAATCATGACAATCAAAAACTTCAAAAGGCTTGGAATAAATATGGCGAAGATAATTTTATATTTGAAATACTTAAAAATATTCCTTATGACAAAAAAAAATCAAAATTAAAATTTGCAAAAGTCTTAATTAATGAAGAACAACTTTGTTTAAATTCTATTTTGTTTGCAAATGAAAAAAATAATAAATTTGAAAAATTAGGATATAATTTATGCAGGTCAGCTAGAAATAATTTTGGTTTTAAAAATGATAGAATGAAGGTTTATAACGAAACAGTTAAATTAAAACCAATTTATCAGTATGATTTAAATGGTAATTTTATAAAAGAATGGGAAAGCATAAGTGCTGCAGCATTATTTTTAAATACTTTAATTTCTGGAATAAGCAATTGCTGCTGTGGAAGAATAAAAACATCTGCTGGATTTGTTTGGAGGTTTAAATCATCTATTATGAATAAAAACAAAAAAATAAAACATAGTGAGTTTAAAAGTTTGTGTTCCAATCCCATATTGCAATATGATACTAATGGTAATTTTTTAAAAGAATGGAGTAGTGCCAAAGTCATTAATTTTGTTTTAAAGATAAATATTAATAGGATAGGACAAGTTTGTTTGGGAAGGTCGAAAAGGTCTGGCGGATTTTATTGGATATATAAAAAATCTAAAAAAATAGCACTAAAAATAAAAATTCCATGTATTAAAAAAAGCAATAAACAAGTAATTCAATATAACTTAAACGGGGAAAAAGTAAAAATATGGGAAAGTTTAAGATTAGCCGCAATTAGTTTAAAAAATAGTAAAACTACTATTAGAAAAAGTTGTCTTGGAAATAAAATCAGAGGAGAGTTCTATTTTAAATATAAACAAAATGATAAATAATATTTTTGAAGCTATTGAAAAAAATCATTTTTCTTATGAAGAAATAAAAGAGAAATCATACATATCTTTGATTAATAATTCAGAGTTTGATGTTAATGTAATTATTGGATTTAGAAGCAGAAAAGAATTTTTGATACCAATAATAGAATCTTTTAAAAAATCATTTTCATATTATAACAATAAATTTATTATACCCAAAGAATCAAAATCTTTTTGTTTAACTTTTGTAGAACACAGTAAAATCTCAGAATGTAAGTCTCAATTAGAAGGTATAGTTAATTATTTGTGGACTCCAGGTAATATAATAGAGCAATATAATAGAAGTTTTGCATATAATTTTGGAGTTAAATATTCTAATAAAGCAAAATACTATTTATTACATGATGTTGATATTTTAGTTAAAGAAAATTTTTTTGAAGAGCTCTTTAAAAATCTCAACAATTCAAAATGTATACAGCCTTACGGGAAAAGACGGGTATTGTATTTATCTGAGGAGCTGACTAAAAAAGTAATTAATAAAAAGATTAATATTAACACTTTGGAAGAAAAAACTCCAGGTATAAAATTGCCAATGTATGCTGGACAGCCAGCGTTGGGGTCAAAAGGTGGTTCTATATTTGTTGAAAGAAATTTATATTACGAGGTTGGGGGATTTGATTCACAAATATTTTTTGGCTATGCTGCAGAAGACCAAATGTTTTGGGATAAAATTATTACTGTTGTAGGAGAAATAAATTATTCTGACAACCCATCAATAGACATATTTCATATGTGGCATCCTCCAACAAATATGACAAATCCGTTAATGTATGAAATGGAAAATTATATGATACAGTTTCGAGGAATGACAAAGAAAGAAAGATTTAAACTTTTAAATATTCAAAAAGAAAATTTTTCTCATAAACCCATTATTGTATGACATGAGAAAAGACTGGTTAGAGCTTAAAAACATGAAAAATAAAGAAAAAATAAAATTAATTGAATTAAAAGAAAAATTGTTTAAATGATGGAGCCATTAATTACAATAGTTATCCCTTGTTATGAAATGAAAAACAAAGGACATGAATTTTTAGATTTTTCATTTAAAAAAATTCAAGCTCAAAGTTATAAAAATATAAAAGTTTTAATTTCAGACCAATCAAAAAATTTACAAAATATAGATAAAGTCTTAGAATGGGCTAATGATTTGGATATAGAATATGTGTTTAATAGCAGAACGAAAAGAATATCATCTTCTAATTTAAATTATGCATTATCTAAAGTGGATAAGAATTCAAAATATATAAAAATACTATTTCAAGATGATTTTTTGTTAGATGAAAACTCTATTTTAAATACAGTAAATGCTTTTGAAAATGATGGTGAAAAGAAATGGCTTGTTAGTACATGTTATCATAGTAAAACTGGAGAAGACTTATATTATTTGCATGAACCATATTATCATGATGAAATTTATCTTGGGGAGCCAAACTCAATTAGTTCTCCTTCTGTTTTGACTTTAAAGAATGGATTAGATACTTTTTTTGATGAAGAATTGTTCTGGCTAATGGATGTTGAATATTATAAAAGAATGCATGATAAATTTGGAGACCCCATCTTTTTAAAAACGCCAACCGTTGTAAATAGGGTTTGGAATGGCCAGGTAAGTAGTGAGGTCTCACAAAACGTAAAAGACTTTGAGGTAAATTATGTTAAAAAAAAGTTTAAAAAATAAATGGAAAAGATAAAGTTAGAAAATGTAACATTAGTTTGTGTAACTTCTGTAAACGTAGAAAGAGCAATAAATGCTTTAAAATATTCTTGTAGAGGTATAGATTTCAAAGAAGTAAAATTACTTACAGATAAAGATATCTCTGATTCTAAAATAATAGTAGAAAAAATAATCCCATTAGATTTAAATGGATATAGTAAATTTATTGTTTATGATTTATATAAACATATAAATACTGAATTTGCATTAATAATTCAAGATGATGGCTTTGTTATTAATCCTGATAAATGGGAAGATGAATTCCTTAAATATGATTATATTGGAGCACCTTGGGCTTTGCCTAGTGACAATTTTTCATATAGAGACCCTTTTGGAAATTTGATTAGAGTCGGAAATGGGGGGTTTTCCCTAAGAAGTAAAAAATTATTATCTTTGAGTACTGAATTAGAGCTAGAATGGAAATCTTATTTTGGCTTTTATAATGAAGATGGTTTTTTTACTTGTCACAATAGACATTTATTTGAAAAAGAAGGATGTAAGTATGCTCCACTTGAGGTTGCAGTAAGATTTTCAAAAGAAAGAGAAATTGAAGAAAATAAAGGGATTATTACATTTGGATTTCATGGAAAATATTCAAAAAATTATTTTTTAATATAATAGATATGTTTACACTGCACACAATTGTATATGAAGGAAATTATAAAGTTATTTTAGATAAAAATAGTTGGTTTCTTAATTTTAAAAATGCACTTTTAAAGAATAAATTAATTACGATAAATAATGTTTCTTCCAGGGAAGATATACTTAATTTAGTTTATGAATTAAAAAAACATTTTGACTTTGACTTTGTATTTGTTGAAGATTATGAAGAATTGGCAAAAGAATATTTCAAATTAAATATAAATACTTCCACTCTTGGATACAATTATACAATGCCATACTTTGTTGCTTTATTAAATGTTAAAACTCCATATGTTTTAAATATAGCAGCAGATTGCATGCAGGATATCAATATAGGAGATGAATTTATAAGTGATTCTATAAATGAAATTGAAAAAAATCCAAAATGTAGTACTACGATGGTTGCTTGGACTAAAAATAATTGTCTAATGAAATTTAATGGATTAAAAGTTGCCAAACACGAGCAAATAGAAGGGGCGAGGATACTTAAAAGACAAGAATTTGAAACTGAATTATTCAACTATAGAGAAAATTTTACTGACCAGCTTTTTTTTGGTAATGTTGATAATTTAAAAAAAATTGATTATAATTTAGGCGAAAATTTTTCAGAAATAATTTATCATGGTCCTATTTATGGAGGAAATTCTTTTGAAAAACGAATGGTGGCACACCATGTAAAAAACGGATTATATAATTGTGTCTATAAAAAAAATGATTATTATATTCATGATGGAAATTATTATTATTAAATAAAAATATGATTACAACAAATTTAACTGGAAACCTTGGCAACCATATGTGGCAATATGCTGTTTGCAGAACAATTGCTGAAAAATTAGGATATGAATGGGGAATAAATTCAAGTCCTACTCATGATTATTTTAATGGGAAAAATCAAATGTATTTTATGAATGTTAATTTTGGGAAACCAGTGTCTGGAATTGTAAACCATTTTTTTGAAAAATGGACACATTACAATCACATTGACAATGTTAATATAACAATGTTAAATCAAAATTTATATGAAATACAAGACAATACTATTTTGTTAGGAGATAATGGGGCTCTTGGGGGAATTTTTCAATCTGAAGATTATATAATTGATAGGAAAGAAGATATAAAAAAGTGGTTTGAAATTCATAAAAATTATAAAAATGAATATGACAAAAAGTTAAATGAATTAGGAATAGTATTAGATGAAAACTTATGTATTATTAATTTTAGGGGAGGAGAATATAGAGGATTAGTAAATGTAATCTTGCAAAGAGAATATTGGAAGAATGCAGTAAATAACATGTTAAAATTAAACCCAAATATGAAGTTTGTAGTAATCACAGATGACATTCAATGTGCAACCTCATATATGCCCTTCCAAATGCCAATACATCATGTAGACATTGGATTTGATTTTTATGCGGTAAATCAGGCAAAATGGATTATTATTTCAAATTCAACATTCGGTTGGTGGGCTGCTTGGTTAAATATTTATGCAAATAAAATAATTGCTCCAAAATATTGGGCTAGACACAATGTTAGTGATGGATATTGGGCTACAGGAGATGCTTATACAAGAGGATTTGCTTATATGGATAGAAGCGGAGAATTATTTGATTATGAAACATGTAAGAAACAAGCTTTAGAGTACTATAAAACTAAAAATATATTATAAGATGAGAAAAATATATGATTGTTTTTGTTTTTTTAATGAGTTGGATTTATTAGAAATGCGGTTGAATATATTAAATGAGTATATAGATTATTTTGTTATATCAGAGGCATCAGTGACGCATACAGGACAACCAAAACCATACTATTTCGAAGAAAATAAAGAAAGATTTAAAAAGTTTCTTCCTAAAATTATTCATCTAAAAATTGAAGATTCTCCATTTGATTTTGTTAATTTACCAATCATTCAAAATCCGAAAACAAAAGATGAAGAATATTTAAATGAAATTTATAAATTTATCAAAGAACAAACTACAGCTTTTAATGTACATACACAACATCATTATGGAAGAGATTTTTTTCAGAAAGAATGTATAAGACGTGGACTTGGAAATTGCAAAGATGAAGATGTTATTATTTCTTCTGATTGTGACGAAATTCCAAATCCAGAAATTTTAAAAAATATAGACATTTTTTTTGATTCAAGTAAGCTTTATTCATTTGACCAAAATTGCTATTATTATTATCTTAATATTTTAAAAGAAAAAAATTGGAAAGGGTCTAGAATGGGGTCTTTTAAAATACTAAAAAATTATTCATATAATCAATTAAGAAATCAGATTAATAATAATATAGAAAATGGTGGATGGCATTTTAGTTATATGGGGGGAGCAGAACAAATTAAAAAAAAGATAGAGTCCTTTTCGGCTCAAGAAATGAATAATCCCAATGTAATAAATAGCATAAAGTTAAATATAGATAAAAATATTGACCCATATTTTAGAGGAAATTTAACAAAAGTTGAAATAGATGAAAGTTATCCCAAATATCTTTTAAATAATTTGGATAAATATAAACATATGATTAAATATTAATTTATTATATTTGTATAAAATCAAATAATAAAACATGGATAAATTTAAAATATTATTTTTTTTTCCCAATGAGCCTAGGGTTGGTGTAGTTCCAAGTAATTTGGCAATATTGTCTGCTTGTCTTAAATCGGCAGGTCATGATGTTAAATTATTTGATTCTACGTTATATCAATCAATAAGATATGAAAATAAAACTGAAACACAAGATAATATAAGAGAAAAAATAGGGCATACTAAAAAAACAGAAATTGACAGATATGCTCCATTAAAAACAACAAACATATATAATGATTTTGTGAATGTAATAAATTCTTATAATCCCAATATTATAGCTATATCGCTAGTTGATAGTACTATACAAATATCATATTCTTTTTTAGAATTAATAAAACATAAAAATATTCCAGTAGTGGTTGGAGGAGTTGGAGCATTATATTCATATGAAAAAATATTAAAGTCTGGATATGTAAATTATGTTTGTTTAGGAGAAGGTGAGCAATCTTTAGTCGAATTATGCAACAATTTAAAAAGTAACAAATCAACAGAAGGCATTTTAAATATATGTTATCTAGATAAAAAGAACAATGTTATAAAACCACCACTAAGAGAATTGTGTAACTTAGATAATTTACCTGTTCCAGATTTTTCAATTTATGAGGATGAAAGATTCTATAGACCTTTTGGAGGAAAAGTTGTTAGAATGGCACAATTTGACTTAGACAGAGGTTGCCCATATTCTTGTTCTTATTGTGCGGCTCCTAGTTTAAGAAATTTTTTCAAAAATGAAAATGCTGGTAAATACTATAGGCTTAAAAATATAGATAAATTTTTTAATGAGACGAAAGAAATAATAAATAAATTTAATATAAATTTTTTATATATTAGTTCTGAAACATTATTAGCATTGCCATATGATAAATTTAAAAATTTTGCAGAAAGATATATAAAAGAAATTAATTTACCATTTTGGTGTCAAACTAGGCTTGATAGTTTTACAGAAGAAAAAACATCATTACTTAAAAAAATGGGATGTCAGTCTGTATCAGTTGGGTTAGAACATGGGAATGAGAATTTTAGAACAAAAATTTTGAATAAAAAATTATCAAACGAATCAATATTTAAGGGATTTGAATTGCTAGCTAAATATAATATTAGACCAACAATAAATAGTATGTTAGGCTTACCAAACGAAACAAGAGAACTTATTTTTGAGACAATTGAAATGAATAGAAAAATATCAAAAATATTAAATGGAAATCACAATATAAATATATTTACCTTTATTCCATTTTCTGGAACTAAATTAAGGGAAATATCTATTCATAATGGTTTTATTGATGCTAAAACTGAAATATCGTTTTCCTTTTACAAAGAAAGTATGTTAACCATGCCTCAATTGTCTAAAGAAGAAATATCTGGGTTAGAAAAAACTGCACATTTGTATATCAAACTTGATAAAAAGCATTGGAATAATATTAAATTAGCAGAGAAAAATACAGAAGAAGGATTAATGATGTTTAATAAATTAAATGAAATATATAATAAATAAAATATAAAATATGTTTATAATACCCAGCAAATATGTAGTGAATGCCAGTAGAATTTTCGACTGTGTAGGAGCAATTTCAAAGTTTCACCCAAATGAACCTATTTTAGTAATTGATTCAAATTCCGATGATAAAAGTTATTTAAACAAATTAAAGGAATTTTCGAATATAAGAATTTCTGATTATATAAATATTAATTATGGCGCCGGAGCCTTATGGAAAGGTTTTGAGGAATACCCAAATGAAAAATACTATTTTTTAATACAAGATAGTATGATTTTAAAAAAAAGCTTTGCCCAATTTTTATATGATGAAAATACTTGGAATTTAATGTATTTTAATGAATTACCTTTTATGCCCAGAGAACTAGAATATGTGCAAAAAGTATTATCTTTAACAGAGTATAGTCCTATTTCGAACATTGGACATGTTGGAGTATTTGGAGCAAATTGTATTTATAAACAGGATATCATATCAAATCTAGTTAAAAAGGGATTGTCAAAAGCATTATTGCCAAATAATAAATTTGAATCAAGTGTAAAAGAAAGAATTATGGGAATATGCCTTTCACAAGAAGGTGTAGATATAAAAAAATATTCAATAGAAGGGGATTTTATTCCTAAAGCCTCTGCTGTAATTAATGACCAATTGGAATATTTTACAAAAATATACGGAGGTAGAAAGTAAAAATAACAGTAAAATGAATAAAAATTTTAAAATACTATTATTTTATCCGAATGAACCATTGTTGGGCGCTGCTCCCAGTAATTTAGCAATATTATCAGCTTGTTTAAAAAATGATGGGTTTGATGTTAAATTATTTGATTGTACAATATATAAACCAAAAAGCACACAGACAAATGATGAAATGCGTGCTAAATTAGGGCATGTCAAGCCAACGAAAATAGATGAATATTTTAAAGCAAAAGATGTTGATATTTATGAAGATTTTGTTAAAATTGTTGAGGAATATAAGCCTAATTTGATAGGGTTTTCAGTATTAGATAGCACAATTCCCTTTTCATATACATTTATTGAAAAAATCAAAAACAAAAATATCCCAATTATTTTTGGTGGAGTGGGGGCAACTTTTGGATATGAAAAAATATTAAATAGTAATATGGTTAATTTTGTATGTATTGGAGAAGGAGAAGAAGCATTAGTTGAATTAGCTAATAAATTATATAAAAAAGAAGATTGTTCTAATATTAAAAATATTTATTTAAAAAACAAAAATGGGTTAATTATTAAAAACAAGCTTAGGTCATTAATTGATATTAATAAATTACCAACTCCAGATTTTTCAATATATGAATATTATAGATTTTATAGACCATTTTTTGGGAATGTGGTAAGAACTATGGTAATTGATACGGACAGAGGTTGTCCATTTTCATGTACATATTGCGCTGCACCTGCATTAATGAATTTATCCAAAAATGAAAATATTGGGAAATATTATAGAACTAAAACATTTGATAAAATATTTCAAGACATAAATAGTTTAGTTAAACAATTTGACATTAATCATTTATTGTTTGTTTCAGAAACGTTTACCGCTTTACCTTTAAAATTATTTAAAAAATTTGCAATTCGTTATAAAAACGAAGTTGGGATTCCATTTTCATGTCAAAGTAGGTTAGACACACTTACTGAAGAAAAAACTAAATTATTGGCTGAAATGGGATGCAAAACTGTTGCAGTTGGATTGGAACATGGCTCTGAAAAAACAAGAAAAGATTTATTAAATAAACGTTTATCAAATAAGCAAATAATATCAGCTTTTAAAGAATTAGCCAAATATGATATTACACCTGGAATTAATAACATGATTGGTTTACCCGATGAAAGAAGAAGTGATGTATTTGAAACTATAAAATTAAATAGAAAAGTATCTAAAATTCTTAAGGGCAAGCACACGTTAAACGTGTTCACATTTATTCCATTCTCAGGTACAAAGTTACGTGACATTGCAATGGAAAAAAAATATATTACTGGAGAAGAAGAAATTTTAATTTCTTTTTTTGATAAGAGTTTATTAGATATGCCGTCGATGTCAAAAGAAGAAATATATGGATTAGAAAAAACATTTGTCCTTTATGTTATGCTACCAAAATCATATTATCCTGATATTAAAGTTGCAGAAAAAAATGATAGTAAAGGAGAAGAAATGTTTGAAAAACTAATGGTAATTAAACATAAATTATTAAATAACAAATAATATGAAAAACACTAACTTTAGTCACATTACAGATATTCTAATTAGAGAGACTCTAGAAGAATATAAAGAAAAAATCGATAATAAAAAACCAAGTAATTTATCAATAAGTAATTATAAAGTAGATAAACCCTGGGGTTATGAATTGTGGTTGGAATTAAATGAATATTATGCTTATAAATTAATTTATATGAAAGCGGGAAATCAAAGTAGTTTACAATTACATAAAAATAAATATGAAACTAACTATGTAATTTCTGGAGAAGCAGAGGTTTTATTAGAAAACGAAGAAGGAAAATTAATTTCTGAAATATTTAAAGTAGGCAGTGGGTGGTCTGTTCCAATAGGTAAAAAACATAGGGTTATTGCAAAAACCGACTATACGGCATTAGAAGTATCAACACCACATTTAAATGATGTAATAAGATATGAAGATGATTCAAATAGAGCATCTGGAAAAATAAACACAGAACATGAATTATAAATTTTGTATTTTAGCTGCAGGAAAAGGAACTAGAAACAAAGCAGTAGAAGGTTTACATAAAGCATTATTGCCACTAGAAAATAAAGCGGCCATCTCAAGGATTATAGAAAAAACTCCAAAAGATGTAGAGATTATAATTGCTGTAGGATTTAAATCAGACCAAATAAAGTCATATTTAAATAAAACTCATAGTGACAGAAAAATAACATATGTTGATATAGAAAATTATGATGGCATTGGCTCTGGTCCTGGATTAAGTTTGTTATCCTGCAAAGAACATTTACAATCACCATTTATATTCACATCAGTTGATACCATTACCGAAGAAGACTATTTTTTTAATTTAAAAAATAACTGGATTGGTATATCTAAAATAGATAAAGATAAATCTGAGCAGTATTGTCTGGTAGACGGGGATATATATTTAAATAAATTTTATTATGGTTTAGGAGATAAATGTTTTATAGGTATAGCCGGAATTTACGATTATGAAGTCTTTTGGAATAGTTTAAATGATAAGAAAATTATAAAAAACGAACATCAAGTTTTGAATGGATTTAATAATTTAGAAAGAATAGAACTTAAATTTTTTAAATGGTATGATATAGGTAATAATGATTCTTATTGTTTTACAAAAAAAGTTTTTAGTAATAATATTGTTGCAGAAAAAGATAATGAAGTAATTTTTATTGAAGATACATCAGTTATAAAATATTTTTCAAATAATAAAACCGTTGAAAACAGAATAGAAAGGGTAAAATATTTAAACAAAACCTGCCCAATTGTTGAAAGAATACATGATAATATGTATTATTATAAGTTTATTAATGGAAAACTGTTGTCAACTATTAATGACGATAATATATTAAAAAAAATTATACCCTTTTGGTTTGACAATTTAGGAAATAGAAATTTTGAAAAAAATGAGCAATTTATAAATAATTGCAAAAAAATGTATTATGAAAAAACCATCAGTAGGTGTGAATATTTTTCGAAAACTGATATAGATAAAATAGAATATGTTAATGGAATTAGAGTAGATTCAATTGAAAATATGCTAAAAAGCATAAATTGGGATGATATTTATAAAAATTCTATTCCAAGTCTGTTTCATGGAGATTTTCAACCAGAAAACATTATATATTATGACAATAGTTTTGTATTAATTGATTGGAGAGAAGCTTTCGGAAATAGTTTACAAATTGGCGATTTTTATTATGATTTAGGAAAAATGTATCATTCATTATTAATTAATGGTACAGATGTTAATAATAAACTTTACAAAATAAGTATAGAAGACAATAGAGCATATATATTTCATTATATAAGACAAAATTTATTATTTTTATTAAATGAATTAGAAAAATTTTGTAGCAATAACAATTACTCTTGGGAAAATGTAAAATTATTAGGAATTTTACAATATTTGAATATTTGTAGTTTATATAAAAATTTTCATAATGGAGAATATGGGAAGTTTTTATTTTTATATGGCAAATATCTTTTATCTAAGCACAAATGATACACTCAAAATAAAATTTTTTCTAATAAATTATATTTTTAAAAAAATTCTTGAAATTTATTAAATTTTTAATTATACTTAAATTATAATTCACATAAATGATAAAATATGAAAGAGTTAATAGATTTATATAAAGAAGAATCAAACAATGCTTTTTTATCTATATCAACTGAAGATATTATAAGATTTTATAATATGATTTTAGTTGCATATAAAAACGAAAATAAGATATTTTCTTGTGGTAATGGAGGTAATGTCGCATCTGTTTGTAACTTGGTTTTAGATTTAAACATGCATCCATTTGTATCTGAAGACAAAACAGAAAGAAAGGGGAAAAGAAATAAATTTCATGCAATTAGTCTATGTGACTCACCAGCAGCCATTACGGGTATGGTTAATGATATAGGTTTTGAAAAAATATTTTCAGAGCAATTAAAATATCAAGCCGAAGCAAATGATATATTATTTGCCATGTCTGGTTCTGGTAATTCCAAAAACATAGTTGAGGCTTTAAAAATTGCAAAGACTATGAACATGAAAACTGTTTTAATAACAAGAAACGAAAATACTAAATCTGACGAATATGCTGATTTAATCTTAAGAGTTAAAGGTATATCAAAATTTCCTGGTAACACAGGGGGAAATAACAACAATTTTCATTATGAAGATGTAATATCAAAGATTAGTCATATTATAGTAGGATTATTAAAAAAATATGTTCAAGAAAATGAAAATTAAACCTAATAAATTAAGACACCATATATTAGATATGGTTTATAAAAAAGGCTCAGGTCACATTGGCGGGAGTTTTTCTTTGGCTGAATTAATAGCTTATTTATATTCAGAACACGATATGATAAACAAAGATAAATTAATATTATCTAAAGGACACGCTGTTCCAGTTATATATGCTGCATTATATGAAATAGGGCTATTAAACAATGATGATTTAAATACATTTAGAGAAATAAACTCTGCATTGCAAGGACATCCAGATAAGAATAAATTAAAATACATACATGCCACAACAGGGTCATTAGGACAAGGTTTAAGCATTGCAATTGGTCATGCTTTAGCTAGCAAATTAAAAAAAATAGATAATAAAATATTTTGTATTCTTGGTGACGGAGAAATTCAAGAAGGTCAAATATGGGAAGGATTTATGTTGGCTCCAAAATATAAATTAAATAATTTAATTTGTTTAATTGACTATAATAAAGCACAAAATGATGGATATGTTAAAGATATACTTGACCTTGGTAATCTTAAAATAAAAATGGAAGGTTTTGGATGGAATGTAATAGAAATTGATGGCCATGATATTTCCCAAATCAAATCTTCTATAAATACAAAAACTGATATACCAATATGTATAATAATGAATACTATAAAAGGGAAAGGGGTTTCTTTTATGGAAGGTGCTGAGTGGCATGCAAAGGTACCAACAAAGGAAGAGTATTTTTTAGCAAAAAAAGAATTAAATAATTATGAATAGAGCAACAAGAGAAGCTTTCGGAGAACAACTAGTTGAATCAGGTAGAAAGCATAAAAACATATTAGCATTGAATGCTGATTTAGGCAAAGCAACAAAAATAGCGGAATTTGGGAAGGCTTTCCCAGATAGATTATTTGAAGTTGGTATTGCAGAAAACAATATGATTGGTATTGCATCAGGGCTTTCAGAATATGGGTACAAAGTTTTTATTGCATCTTTTGCATCTTTTTTAACAGGAAAATATGATACGATTAGAATTTCGTTGGCATATTCTAAAGCTCCTGTTATATTAATTGGTACCCATTGCGGATTATCTATTGGCAAAGATGGTGTTACCCAGATGGGATTAGAAGATTTGTCTTTAATGAGGTCATTGCCAAATATGGTTGTATTAAACCCAGCCACATTTAATGAAACAAAAAGCGTAATTAAATACTTATGTGATACAGAATTACATACGCCACATTATGTAAGAATTGGGCGTCAACCAGTAGAAGAAGTTTTCGAAGAAAATTTTCAATTTAACTTTGGTAAAGCTCAAGTTATTAAAACAGGTAAAAATGCCATCATTTTATCAACGGGATGCATATTATCAGATGTTATTAATGCCGCAAAAGATTTAAATGTAACTATTTTAAACATTACTACATTAAAACCTATCGATTTAGAATTAAATAACATATTATCAGAATACTCTAAAATAATCACCATTGAAGACCACTCAATTATTGGTGGACTTGGTTCAATAATTTCAGAAATAATTGCTGATAATGGATTAAACTCTAAATTAACAAGAATTGGAATTAATGATGTTTTCCCGGAATCAGGTATTCCTGCTGAATTGTATAACAAATACGGCTTAAGTGAAAATAAAATAAAAGAAAAAATTTTAAACGTATTGAATGATAAATAAAGACACATTAATATTTTGCTCGTTCGCTAAAGAAGCGGGTAATACAGGTTGTATGATATTTAATAAAGCTTTTGAATTAGATAAAATAAATGCTTTATATAAGTCTTTTTCTGTCAATAACATAAAAGAAGCAGTAAATGCAGCAAGAACTTTAAATTTTAAGGGATTTGCCATAACAATGCCATATAAAAAAGAAATTTTAAAATATGTTGATGTAATTAGTGATGATGCTATAGCAATTGGTGCAGCAAACACTGTGATAAATGATAATGGTATTTTAAAAGCATATAATACTGATTTTATATCAGCAAAAGAAGTATTATCAGAAAATTTAAAATATAATAATTTAGTTATTTTAGGAAATGGTGGGTATGCTGCGTCAATAAGGTACGCAGCAAAGAAATTAAAGCTTCATTATGGAACAATATGCAGAGAAAAGTGGGCTGATATAAAAAATATAAAGAATTCAATTGTATATAATTGCACTCCTGTATCAGATATTGTTGTTGATGATAGTAACTTTTATATTGATTCAATAGTTTCAACAAAAATGGGAAAAAGGTTGGCACTAATACAAGCCAAATACCAATATAAGTTATATACTGGTTTAGATTTTCCAAATAATATATAAAATTAAAACACATGACAAAAGAAAGACCAAAAACAATATTCTGCGATATAGATGGAACTTTAATTAAACATCATGGAAATTTATCAGCACAATTAACGCATCCGTTGGAATTACTGCCAGGAACACTTGATGCAATTAATGAGTGGGAAAGAAATGGTTATACTATCATCTTAGTAACTGGAAGAAAAGAATGTATGCGTATTATTACTGAAAAACAATTGATAGATGCTGGAATATTTTATGACCAATTAATTATGGGAATTAGTAGTGGTGATAGAATATTAATTAATGATGATAAGCCAAATAATGTTAAAACTGCATTTGCTATAACAACTAAAAGAAACGTAGGAATTAAAGATGTTAAACTATAATCATATAAAATGACTAAAGAGATTGTGATTGCTGCATATGATAAAAATTTATCTTGGATGGATAAATTGAATACAGATATCAAAAAAACTATATATAGAAAAGGAATTAATACAAATAATCCAAATGAAATATTTGTCGAACAAAACCTGGGAAGGTGTGTTCATTCTTTTTTTAATCATATATATATAAATTATGATAACTTATCTGATTTAACCTTTTTTGCTCAAGATTATCCCTTTGACCATTGGGAAAATATAGTTGAGGTGATAAATGACGGAGTTGATAAATGCAATGAGTGTGCAGCTTTAAAAATAGGAGGATATTGGGGATTTCATTTTAATAGTCTTCAAGCTCCCAAAAAAATTGAAGTCAAAGATATTAGCGATAACATTCAAGCTTTAAGTGTTGGAACTATGTGGGAATTGTCTACATCACGACAATTTGATTCTGGGAAAGTTTTGGTATGTGAAAGTAATGGACATCCACATGATTATAATCCTAGAATAAATGTAGATAAAATATGGAATTTACTATTTGATTATGAAAAACCTAATCTATATGAATTTATTCCTGGAGGACATTTCGGGATTTTAAAAGAACATGCTCATATTAGAAGTAAAGAGTTTTATAAAAAAGTAGTGGAATTATTAATAGAAGACACTATCAATCCTTGGAATATAGAACGATTAGAATGTTATTTTTTTAATCCAAAATTTAAAACAAAATTATAAATATTATATTAAATTTGAAATTTTAATAAAATTTTCTTATTATTATCATAAATATAAAAAATTTATGAATGAAAGTGTAAATATTCAAATTGAAGATTTAATTAATAGTCTCGGAAAAAATTTTAACACATTAAAATATGTTTATAATGATACTAAGTTTATTCCTGGAGTTACTCCAGTTTATTATTCTGGTCCCTATTGGGATTCAAGAGAAATTACAGAAGCTATTAAATCTCTTATATTAGGGTCTTGGTTATCTGCGGGAGAAAATGTTGATTTATTTGAAAAGCTTTTTTCTATAAAATTTAGCCAAAGACACTCTGTTATGGTCAATTCTGGAAGCTCTGCAAATTTGATGCTTATTGCCGCTTTAAAAAAAACATTTGACTGGAAAGATAATGATGAAATAATACTTTCTGTTGTAGGGTTCCCAACTACATTATCTTCGATAATAATTAATAAACTTAAACCTAAATTTATAGATATTGAGTTTGATTCTCTTAATTTTGATTTATCTTTAATTGAAAAAAATATAAATTCAAAAACAAAAGCAATATTTTTATCCCCAGTGTTAGGAAATCCATGTAATATTGATATTCTTTTAGATATATGTAACAAACATAGTATCATGCTTGTTTTAGATAATTGCGATAGTTTGGGAAGTAAGTGGAATGGAAAATATTTAAATGAATATGCTACTGCGTCTTCTTATTCATTTTATCCTGCACATCATATTACAACTGGAGAAGGGGGAATGATAACATCCGACAATTATGATATAATTAAAACTGCTAGAAGTATGGCTTGGTGGGGAAGGGACTGCTCTTGTGTAGGGTCTCAAAATATAATTCCCAATGGAATATGTAAAAAAAGATTTAGTAAATGGTTGCCAGATTCAGACAAAATAATAGACCATAAATATTTTTTTGTAAATTTAGGATATAATTTAAAACCACTAGATTTACAAGGTGCAATTGGGAAAGTCCAATTAGAAAAATTTGAAGAAATTCACAAAAAACGTATTATAAGTAAAAATACGATACAGAGCATTTTTGAAAAATATATTCCAGAAGTTACAGTTATAAATGAATTATCAAAAGCATCAACATCATGGTTTGGCACTCCAATAGTTTGTGATAATTATGAATTTAAACACAAACTTGTCACATATCTCGAAAAGAACAAAATTCAAACGAGAAATTATTTTGCAGGAAATATATTATTACATCCAGCATATAAAGAATTTGGTAATTTTAGAAATTATCCTATAGCAAATAAAGTTTTAGACCAAGTTTTCTTTTTGGGAGCATCTCCACATTACAACAGTGATGTTTTTGATTATTTCGAAACCATTTTAAAAAATTTTAAAAATGAAAAATAGGCTTATTTTAGGAGACGGATTGCTTGGAAAATTTATCCAAGAAACAACAAAATGGGATTATATTAGCAGAAAAAAAGATGGAATGGATTTTTGTGATTTTAAAAGTTATTCTATTTTTTTAGAAAAATATGATGAAATAATCAATTGCATTGCTAATACAAATACATATTCTTTAGACAAACAATCTCATTGGAATACTAATTATAGAGCTTTATCTAATTTAGTTGATTATTGTAGTGAAAATAAAAAGAAAATTATTCATATTTCTACAGATTATATATACTCAAATTCAATTGATAATGCCTCAGAAGAAGATGTTCCAGTGCATTGTGCCAATTGGTATGGGTATACAAAACTTTTAGGAGATGCATATGTTCAATTAAAAGCAAATGACTATTTACTAATAAGAACTACACAAAAAAAATCTCCTTTTACTTATGAATATGCATATATTAATCAAATTGGGAACTTTGATTATGTTGATAAAATAGTGCCAATTATAATACAACTTATTAATAAAAACGCAATTGGAATTTTTAATGTAGGAACTGATATTAAAACAATGTATGATTTAGCGAAAGAGACAAAAAGCGATGTTAAACCTGGGACTTATTTGTTTAATTCTACAATGCCAACAAATGTTTCTATGAATATTAATAAATTAAAAAACTTTTTAAAATAGAACAAATTATGTATAATGGACAACATTTACAAGATAAATTTCTCAATGAAAATATTTTTAAGAATAAAAAAAATGGTATTTTTTTAGATATAGGCGCCAATGACGGGTTGGCAATTAATAACACTCTTTTTTTTGAAAGAGAATTGGGATGGACAGGAATATGCGTAGAACCATATCCTGCGTTATTTGAAAAATTAAAAAACAACAGAAAATGCATTTGTTTAAATGGATGTATATCAAAAGAAACGAAAAAAGATGTTTTTGTTGAAATTAAAGGATATTCTGAAATGCTAAGTGGATTGAAATCTGAATATAATGAAAAACACTTACAAAGAATAGAATATGAGTTAAAAGCTTTTGGAGGAACAAAAAAAGAAATAGAAGTCCAATGCTATAACTTAAATGAGGTACTTATATCTTACAATATATTTAATATTGATTATTGCAGTTTAGATATAGAAGGTGGAGAATTTAATGTTTTACAAACAATAGATTTTGAAAAATTTAATATATATGCGTTTAGTGTAGAAAATAATTATCATGAATTAAAATTTAAAAAGTTTATGAAGTCTAAGGGATATAAACTAGTAGAAGTTATGGATTGTGACGACATATATGTTAAAGAATAATTTAAAAATAAATATTATGATAAGTACTTATTATGGTCAAAGGGAAAGATTGTTAGTTTATTGTGGAGTTAATAATGGCGATGGAGTATATGAAGAATGCGATGATTATGACATTATATATGGATTTGACGCTAATCCTGATAAAATAAAAATTTGTCAAGAAAGATTTAAGTCTACACTGAGAAAAAGCTTCCGTTTTTTTAATTATGCATTAACAGATAAAGATGGAGAAATTGTTAAATTTAATATATTTGAAAATTGGGACCCATCAGCAACATTGGGTACAATTAATCCAGAATTTGACCATTTAAAAAATGAAGGTGGAGTTTTACATAATTCTCCAATTAAAATAATTGAGGCAAAAACAATAAACTTAGGAAATTTTTTAAAAGAACTAAAAATACAGAGAATAGATAAATTGGTCACTGATTTACAAGGATATGACTTAACTGTTTTAAAAACTTTAAAAGATTTTGTTGATAATAAAAATATAGATATTATTAAAAGTGAAGTAGAGTGGGATAAAACTCCCCCAATATATATAGATTTGCCCACCAATAAGTATTTAGATTTTGAAAAGTTTTTTGATGGTAGATATGAAAAAAAATGGCATCTTCCAAATTCGGAAGATTGGTGGGAAACAGATATGATTTTTATTCCTAAAAAATAACATATGAAGCAAATTGTTAATTCTTATACATATCCAGATTGGCCAAATGTTGAAATTGAGTATAAAAAGCCAATTCGCCTTTTTATAGACAGTTTTCAAGGATATAATTCAAATGAAGATAGCTTTAAAATTTTATATATAAAAGAAGCTGAGGCAATATGTAAATTAAGGAATGAAACTATAAAGAATCAAAATAAATTTGATGCTATAATCGCTTATGATGAAGAAATTTTAAAAAGATGTAATAATTCCTATTTTTTACCATTTGGTACAACCTGGATACATAACTACAATTTCCCAAATAAAAAATTCCAAATATCAAACATAACTGGGCATAAAGAAATAACAGATGGCCATATATTAAGAAAAAAAGTACACTATAAACAAACTAAGATAATAAACCCAATAGATTTTTATATTAGTCAATATTTGGGAGTTGAAAATTTTAACAATAACAAGATATTGCAAGATTTAAAAGAACCGCTTTTTGAATCACAATTTCATATTTGTATAGAAAATTCAAGACAAAAAAATTATTTTACTGAAAAATTAATTGATTGTTTTGTTACAAAAACTATACCTATATATTGGGGATGCCCAAATATAAAAGATTTTTTTGACATAAGTTCAATAATTATAGTTGATGATTTAAAGGATATTATAAATGTTTGTAACAACTTATCTTTAGAAAGTTATAATACTATGTTATTGGGAATAGAAAATAATTCTGTTTTATCAAAAAAATATATTAATTTAGTAGAAAATGTTGAAAAAATATTACAAGAAATTTTATTTAATAAAATTTAAGTATTATATTTACTTATGCTAGATAATTTATTTTTTATTAAACTTAATATTTTTTTAATATTAGTCTCTTGTGTTTCACCATAAATAATATCATTTTTAAGTGACCCATGCAGTTCAGCAATGTTGTTTTTTAAAACAATAATAGCTGGATTTACAAATATTCCATTTATTTGAAGTCCTTCTAAAATAAAACCCGTAATGCTTGTTGATGGATTTTTTAAAATCACTTCATACCCAATCATAGTATATGAACCACCCCCATATAGAGGCTTAATACTTTTTTCTAAATCAACTTTTACATTTGCATTAAATTCTTTTTGCAAAGCAGAAATCCAATTACTATCATAAAATCCTTCATTTATCACAGATTTGACAACATTTCTGATGTCATTTATAGCAAATTTTCTTGCTGTCATAATTATATAAATTTAATTTTATATAAATATGAAAAGAATTTTATTATAAAAATTTTTTATTGAAAAATTGGGTATTTAAATATTTCATTTTCATAATTTTTTAGATAAATAAAGTTTTCGTCTATCGAAACTATCGAATTTGGTAATATTGGAATTTTCCCTCCGCCGCCAGGAGCATCAATAACATATTGCGGAATTGCATACCCACTTGTAAATCCTCTCAATGATTCAATAATATCTAATCCTTCTTTAATTGTTGTTTTAAAATGATAAGAACCAATAATTGGGTCACATTGATATAAATAATAAGGTCTAATTCTTATTTTCAAAAGTTCATGAAATAATTTTTTTAATGTTTTTGAATTATTGTTTACACCTTTTAATAAAACCGTTTGACTTCCCAAAACAATACCAGCATCTGCAAGTTTTATTACAGCTTTTTTTGATTCATCTGTAATTTCATCAGGATGAGTCGAATGTATACTCATAAAAAGAGGATGATATTTTTTCAAAATATTAATTAGATTATCAGTTATTCTCTGTGGTAATACAAATGGAACCTTGGTACCAATTCTTATTATTTCCACATGAGGTATGTTTCTTAAGTTTTCAAGTATATATTCAATTGTTTCATCGGAAAGAGTAAGTGGGTCTCCTCCAGATAAAATAACATCTCTTATCTCTGAGTGGTCTTTGATATAGTTTATAATTTTATCATAATTTACATTTTCTACTCCCTTTCCAATAATTCTTGACCTAGTACAATATCTACAATTTGCAGAGCAAAAATCTGTTGCTAAAAACAAAACTCTATCTGGATATCTATGAACAAGCCCCGGCAAAGGAGAATCTTCATTTTCGTTAAGTGGGTCTATTTTTTCTCCAAAGTTTTCTTTAAGTTCATTTATGGTAGATACCATAGTTTTTCTTAACTCTAGGCTATTGTAGATTAAACTAAGGTAATATGGAGTTATTCGTAATGGAAGTTTAGAGCTATCTACGTTTTCTTCTTCTGTAATTTTTAAAAATCTTTTAAGTTGGACTGTTGTTTTTATTGAATTTGACAGTTGCCATTTCCAATCATTCCATTGGATATTTGTTGTTTGTGGATAATATTTTTCTTTGAATTTTGTGCTTTGACCGAGAGGGTCATCCTTCTCTTCAACTATTTCAACTTCTGTTTTCATTTTATTTTATACAAATTTTATATTAAATATGTATATAATACGTAAAAACATAAAAAAGTTACAAAAAAAATAAAAAAAATTTATGTTTAATAAAAATAAAAAATTTTGCATTTTTAACTTTTTTTTTATATATTTGCAACAAAAAATAAAAGATATGAAGTTTAAAGATTTAACAGAAGGCGATATCAAAAAAGTAAGAGAAATTTATAAAGACAATTCATTATCCTGGGACAAAAGGATGTCAATTTTAATGAAGTTTTTTAATAAAGGAGAACGTACTGTAAGAAAATGGTGTTCAAAATTGGGATTTTCTGAAAAAACTGAAATTATTCCAGAACAACTGGAAATTGCTAAAAAGAAACAACATGATACTAAAAAGAAAAAGTTTTTAATAACGGCGGCACAAAATGCTACAAAAATAAATCTTGGGTTTTGGAAAAATTTACTTGCTTATGCTGACTTTATAGACGCAGAAATACTTGTAATACCATACAGATATCATAATCCAACAAGTATTATATTAGATTGTAATAGAAAAGAAGAGTGGTGGGATGAGAAAATCGTACCATATCTCACTCTAAATAGACATGATTTAAATAATAAAATAACTGTTTTAAGTAATGTTAAAATTCAGCCCACGGCAATACTCCCCTTATCAAATTTAGAATGCTTGTGTAGTGAATCATGTATTGTGGGACATCCAAGAGTGCATATGAAATCATTGCCAGTTTTAGATGATAAACCAAGAATAATGTTTACAACTGGTAATTTAACTAAACCGAATTTTACAGATAGTAAAATTGGCCATATTTCAGAATTCCATTTAACATATGGGGCTGTAATAGTTGAAATAAAAGATGAACAAACATTTTATGCTAGACAAATAACAGCTAAAGAAAATGGCAACTTTAATGACTTATATTGGAATATTAATGATGGAAATGTAACCAGAAACACTGAAATTCCTGCAATAGTTAAAGGGGATATACATTATGGTGCCCATGATGAAATAGTAATAAATAGGTCTTTTTCTGAATTAATACCAAAGCTAAATCCAAAAGAAATATTTTTACATGATTTGGCAGATTTTAAAAGTGTTAACCCACATGAAGAAAAGAATTGGATTCAGCAATATAGAAACGAAGTTGAGGATGTAAGTTCATTAAAAAATGAAATTAATAAAATTTTAGATTTCTTAGATACAATAAAAAAATATAATTTGGTTGTGGTTTTTTCCAATCATGATAATTTTTTAGATAGATATATTATTAATTCAGACCCTAAAAAAAATATAAAAAATGCACTTGAATTTGTTGAATACTCCAAAATCTTATTAGAAGACAAAGCTCCAAATGGCTTGTTGGGTTATATTATTAATCAAAAATTCCCAAATATCAAAGTTTTACCAAGAGATGGCTCTTATAAAGTTAAAGGATGGGAATTGAGTAAACATGGAATGGATGGAACATGCGGGTCAAGAGGTAATATACAACAATTTAAACGACTAAATACCAAAATAATAACTGCTCATGGTCATGGAGTTGGGAGATTTGATGGAGCTGTTCAAGTTGGATGTAATTGCAAATTAAGACAAGGATATAATCATTCAGCATCTGATTGGGTTCACTCAGATGTAATAATTCACAATGATGGAAAATGCCAAACTATATTATATATTGGCCCAAATGCTGAATTTACCACTTTCGAATAATTTTTTTTAAATATTTAATAAAAAAGTCTTTATATTAATAAAGGCTTTTTTTATTTTTCATAAAACTAATAAGTTAATTTATGAAAAACGATGAAATTATTAATCAAATAAAATTGAGATTTGGTGCTCCACAAATAACGGTTGAACTTTCAGAAGAGCAATTTAATGAAGCTTTCGTAATTGCAGAAGAAGAGTTTAATCTTATTACATCTATTCTTTCTAGAAGACAATATAAAAAGAAATTAAAAATAAAGGAAATTTGGATAAAAAGGTATGCTTTGGCAGTTTGCAAGGAAATGTTAGGTAGACTTAGAGGAAAATTTAGTCATGTAAATTTGCCAGGTGGTGATTTTAAACTTGATTCTGAAACTCTTATTAGGGAATCAGAAAATGAAAAAAGATTTTTGTTTGAAATAGGCATTCAAAAAACCATATGGTTGTAGAAATAATTTAATTAAAAAATAAAATAAGAACATATGAAAAAATTAGGGATATCAATTGATGGAGTAATAAGAAACTATATTGATGCATTTGACAAACAATATAGAAAAACTTTTATTTATAATGAAAACATTGTCGAAATGACTGATGAATTTCAACTTAAAAACCCCACTGAACAAGATTATGAGGACAGAACAAGGAAAATGGAAGAAAAAGCGAAAGAATTAATTTCTCTTCCAGTGGACACTTATGACTTGTTAAATCACTATCAATTTAAAGAAATAAAAGAATTTGAAAACGAAAACGCATTCCAAACAAATGAATCAAATATTGTATTTGACAAATTTAATTCATTTGAAAATAAAATCCTAACGCCACAGGAAGCATTAGATAAATTTATGTATGAGAACCATCCGTTTAGAATATTTGGAGATTCTGAAGAATATAAAAATGCAATGAGTTATTTTAATAGAATTCAAGCATATGGACTTCAGAACAAATTATTTGAAACAATTTTAATTACTGATTTAAAAGCAAATGCTATTTCTGCAAATTATTTTTTTCTTCACAAAACTGGGTGTAGAGCAAGAAACGTTCAAGTTGTTAAAGATAGCGTAGATAAATGGAATTATTGTGATGTTTTAGTAGATGTGTCTCCAGAGGCGTTTCAAAATAAACCAGAAGGAAAAATATCAATTAAAATTGATAGGCCATATAATCAATACGATGAAGCTGATTATACACTTAAAGATTTAAAGGATTTAAATAATGAAATGTTACTAAAAAAATTATTTGAAAATAAATAAATAAGAATATGAAAAAAATAAAAAACTCTGTGAAAACAGAAATGAAAAACATGGTTCAAAAAGAATTGGCTAGAATCATGGCAAAACAAATATCTAACGAAGATTTCTTTAAGGAGATGGTTCAAGATGTTATATGTGATTTCTATGAAGAAGAAAGTGAAGAAAAGTCTAATAAAACTAATTTAAGTAATGAAAAATTTCCATTAGACGAATTTACAAGAAATAGGATGGAAAAAATAAACCGCTTAAGAGATATACAAAATGGTAATAATAAAGATAGAATTTCTGAACTTTTAAATTTTGACAATAAATCTAATAATAAGGAAAATACTTTTTTTGAAAAAGAAATAGATTATTTTAATCAATACAGAAAGCCTTCAAAAGTTGAACTGTCCTCAGAACAATTAAATACTTTATTTGGGCAAAAAGATGTTTGTCATGATAAATTAACAAACAAATTAATTTATGGACAGCCTAATATTAAAAATTATTTGGAATTAAGAAATATAGTAAAAGAACAGGCAACATCAGATTATGAGCAAATTCAATATTCAGAAAATGTTTTACATGATTTATTCAGTTATATTGAAAAAAACAAAGCAGAATTAGAAGCTACGCATGAGCAAACGCATGTTGATAGCAAATCTATAGAAATTTATAAAGTGGGTAATAAAAAAATAATAGGAGAAGGTGCTGAAGAAGTAGGATATTTTTATAAAAAATTAAATCCAGATTACTTTTATTTTGAATTAGAAATTCAAACAAATGAAATAAAAAAATTAAGAGAAATATCTTTAAAAAATGTTTTCTTAAATGGTAAAAGTATTGATAAAGGTGATATTGGTATAATAAATGGAGAAAATCTTTTAAATTTATCAAAAGAAATTTATTCAGAAACAATAATTAAATCTACTTCTCAAACAGAATCAAATACAAATGACCTCAAAGGAAAACCTTTACAAAGAAAAAAAGTAAAATCAAAAGATAAAATTAGTTTAGTAAAACAAAAAAAATAAAATAACAGTTTATTTTATCTTAAAAAATAAGTATAATTTGTTTAAATAAATGTAAAAATTTGATATGGAAAAAGAAATGAATGATGTTACACCACAAATTGACCATAATGCTTTGGTTGAATCTGTAATTGAAAAAGTTAGAAGTAATGAATCAAAATATTATTTCTATTGCCCTCCATTAAATGGTCCAAGTGGCGGTATTGGGGTTTTAATTAAATTAGCAAAAATTTTAAAAGATGCTGGATATAATTCCAAAATAGTTTTTGAACCAAGACAAGACCAAAGAGCATCTTATGAAGAATCAAGGAAAAAAAATAAAGAAATTGCAGTCTTTGAAAAATTTAACCCAACCTGGCTGGATTTTGATTATTCTAATATTGAATTTATTCCTTTAGGAGATAAAAAAATTCTTTATAATGATGGAATAGAACAAGAATGCGCTGGGCTTAATATTAACCCAGAAGATTTTTTTATAATTCCAGAAGGATTTCCAAATGTAATGAAAAAAACTATGCAAGTAGCTTGTAAAAAGATTGTTTTAGCACAAAGTTGGTTTTATGTACTTAATGCTTTAAACACTGGAGAAACATGGCAAGGATTAGGGATATTTGATGTAATTTCTGTTTCAGATGCAATAACTGAATATCTTGATACCGTTATGCCTGGGTTAAAAATAAAAAATTTATCACAAGGAATTAACAGAAATTTATTTAAAGTACCTGAAAAAAAATCTGATAAATATCCAATGGTTGGATTTATGGGAAATAGAGGGCAAGAAAATCAAATGAAAACCTTTAATATTATTAAAACATTTCAAGCTTTTTATCCTCATTTAAGATGGGTAAGATTTATTCAATTAAGTGGATTATCAAGAAAAGAATTTTCAGAAAGATTATCAAATTGTGCATTTGTTTTATATACTGACGATATTGCTGGATTTGGAACATTACCTCTTGAAGCTATGGCGTCCGGCACTCATGTTGTTGGGTGGAATTCATATGGAGGGAAAGAATATGTGACTGCAGAAAATGGATATTGGACTGTCAATGGTGATATTTTCCAAACAGCAGAACTTTTAGGAATTGCTATTGATAAATGGTTGAATGGGGAATTAGATGTACAAGAAATTCAAGAATCTTACGAAAAGACTCTTGAAAGATACACTGAAACAGGTGAAGAAGAAAGAATTTTAGATATTATTAATGAATATAAAAACGAAAGAATAAATGAACTTGAAGGACTTAAAAAATAGTAATATACTTGTCTCTATATATATAGATGATTTGAGTAATTTAATCACATTAGAAGAAACTTTTTATAGTATTTCTAAACAAACATGTGATGTAGATTTATTGGTGTTATACCCAGAAGCGTTCTCAAAAGAGCAACTTAATATTTTAGAAGAATCTTTAAAAAAACCAAAGATTGTTTTAAGAAAGAAGAATGACAAAAACGAAATAGAGGAAGAAAAAGTAGAAACTGATGGGAAAATAAATTATTTCTTGAAATCTTCAAATAGTAACAATTTTTCAAAAATATTTAATGAGGCATTTAATATTGCATTGGAAAATGAATATGAATTTTGTTCAATAATAGAACCAAATGATATAATTGGGCTAAATTGGTTTGCGCAAGCTAGTTTTTATGCATCAGAAAATAAAAATGTTTCAATTTTTTTTCCAATTATAAGAAATACGGTAAATGGAATTTTTAGTGGTTTATTAAATGAGGCACCTTGGGCTGAAGGACTTTCAGAAGAGGCCGGAAAAGTTGATATAAATTTATTAAATAGATTTAATTGTATTGTTCCAATAAGTGCTATATTTAAAATAAGTGAAATAAAGGAATATAGTGAGCAAAAAGAAGACAATAAATATTATCCATTTAAAGAAAGTATAAAAATAAGTCACTATTATGAATTTTTAATGAGAATGATTTATAATGGAGTAAAAGCAATGTGTATTCCAAGAATTGGGTATGAATTTAAAATCAAAAGTAATGATGTGTTTAAACATACATATTGCAAAATTCCACATAATATTATGCAGATTTCGGCTGATAAAGGTGGAGTTACTCCAAACGAAGGAAAATTTTGGATGGATTTAGCTAAAAAAGAATATTTCTTTGATGAAGATAGGGACAAGATTTATGAAGAGAAAATCAGTTAAAAACAAAAAAAAACAGAGTCTTGAAGACCAAAATGATGATGATGTAATTTTAAGCTTTCTTTATGAAGAACCAGATGAAAATGAAAACCATTTATCAAATGATTTTGAAGAAGAAAATTTATCAGAATCTGAATTGGTTACTGATAATGACAGTTTGATACTTGACGAAAAAAGTGTTAAAACTTATTGGACTGATGACACAGAAACTGGAATTATTGATTTTTTATACTTAAATGAATTTTTCTATGAAAATAGAATTAAAGAAGAAGAAGATGAAGCTAAAGAAAACAAAAGAGCAGTAAATAAAACTTATTGTGATGAAATGGAAAGACGAAAGAATGAAGTTTTACTAATTCCAGACCGTGTTGAAAAAAGAGAAAGAATTTTTAAAGAGAAAATAGAAACTCCACTAAAAAAATTAGTAGAGAATATTCTATTTAGTTATAAATTATTTACTCCAGATACAGATGCAAAAACTCAGCAAAAAGACTGCTATACTTTTTTATATCTTAAATTTGCTAATTTTAATCCATGGAGAAAAACAAAATCATTTTCTTTTTTTGGTACTATAGCTAAACATTATTTTTTAGGTAAAAAAAAAGACTTTGTAAAAAATGTAAAAATTCTTTATAATTATGATTCAAATAAAGAGGAGGCTGATAATAAAAAAATTGAAGACCCTAAACCTTATGTTAAAGATGATGCTTCACAAGATTTATTTAACTTTATTATTAATTCCATGGAAACAGAATTAGATAAAAATTCTTTATCTAAAAATGACCAAAAGGTGGGCGATGCAATTGTTCAAATATTTAAAAATCATGAAATTTTAGGAGTTTATAATAAAAATCAAGTATATCAATTGATAAAAGAAAATACAGGATTAGAAACAAAAGATATAACTTATTCATTACATAGATTTAGAATAGAATATAAGGTTTTAAAGCAAGAATTTGTACAAAAAAGAGAAAAATAATTTTTTAGTCACATATTTATAATAAAAAATAATTATGGCTGAAAAATTAGAAATTTCAAAAGATGGCTATCTAAATTTAATGAGAAAAGTTTTTGAAAACAAACTTGAGGAAAGAGAATTAGCATTAGATAGATATAGGAAGGCAGATGAGCAGATGGAAACTGCAGAGCAATTTACATTAATGGGAAAAAATGCTGTTGCATTTCTTAATTTAGCTTCGCTTTCTACAAATGAATTAGCATTAGTGGCTAAAGAAATCAAAAGCATTGTTTATAAAGATGAAGCAGGAGAAGATGCTACGGCAAGTTTACCTGAAGGTTGGAAAACTGCTATTTCTGATAAAATAGATGAAGTAGAAAGAAGTAGGACATCGAGAAACATAGAAAATGATTAAACACAATGGCATATATAGTACCTTTAGACCAACCATTAAGTGAGACACAAGCCAAGTTGATTGCCCAAGTTGGGTCAATGAAAAATTTGACTGATTTATCTTTTTTTAAAAAATTTAAAATAAAAAAAGAAGATGAAATGTCTATGTTTGATTATTTAATAAAAGTTTTAAGAGCAATGGGAATTGACCCCCAATTATTACTTACCGCTTTACTCAATGAACTTTTTAAAACAGAAAAATTAGTTGAATTAATATTGCGTAGTACTGCTCAATTATCTACCGCAATGAAGATAAAATTGGATAATAGTGTAATGTTTGACATGCCATCTGGAGATTTAAATGATAATCAAAAAAAAGAATTAACAAATATAAATTATAATTGGCTGAATTCTGGGATAATAAAAGTTACACTTACAACAGTGGTAGAGGCTTTAAAAACTAGAATTATTCAAGAACTCATGATTCTTATTTTTGGAAAGCCAAAAAAGCCAGAAGCAGCTTTTGGAACAAATGGTTTAGTAAATGATGAGAATAGACTAAATGAACTTCTTGATGAAGCGATTTGTGGTGGAGATGAAATTTTTAGCGTTTCAAGCCCAGCAAATATTAATTTTGGAGATTTATCATATAATAGACTTCAGAAAATGGAACAGGTAAAAAATGGAAATTTAACATTTCAAGTTACCTGTCAAGGGGTTAAAATTAATTTACCAGATGACCCGATGTATTTATTTAAAACTGTGCCTCCAGGATTTCAAGGGTCTGAAACAGTAACCCCTCAAGAGGCAATGGCAAATGTATTTAGTTATGTGGGAAATCAAATACAAAAGCAAACCACAGGAGCAAACAGTCAATCGAATGCATCTTCTGGAGCAAAAAGTTTTACACAAAAATTTTTAGAAACATTAATTTCTTCTATTACTTGTTTATTAAGTCCTTTTTTTGTAGGTATTATTGGAGCTGTTCCTGGTGAAGCACAGGGAATGGCACCTGCCGCATTACAAATGCTAACTGATGGACTATTAAATTCAGTATTTCCAGGTTCTGTTACAACCGACCAATTAACAGGAAAAAGAATTGGGGAATTCGTACCAGCTACAAGTTGTGAAATCATAAAAGGATATAACAAAGAAAACCTAACTACAGGGCAAAAGAAAAAAGTTACTTTAATGACTATACTATGCAATTTGATTTTAAATATGACTATAGGTTTTATTTTGGCATATGTTCTTGAAAAAGTAAAAAAAATGATTAAAAAATACATAGCTAAAAGGGCACAGGAAAGAGCTAAGAGAAAAATTGAAAAAATGAAAAAGAAATATGAAACAAGTATTCCAGGTAAACAAACAGCAAAAGCCAATAAATCTGCAAGACAAATTAAGTTAATAACGAAAATCATGCCAGCACTTAAGTCTTCAGAAAATGTAATTAATGTTCCAACTATAACTTAATTTTTATTATGGCATTTATAGATATAGACTCAAGTTTAAATGTGGCCGAAGAAACTGCAGATTTATTGCTAACTTTTATTAATGATGCTTCTGAAATAAATAGAGGATTAAATGTTTATGAAATTTTAGCTGAAAAGGTAAGACCAGGACTAAATGCTGAAGTTTTAGCTAACTCTATTGTATCAAGATTTAAAGAAATTGGTTTACCAAGTGGTCCACTTGTAAATGGAGCACAAAACGTAATGGAAGCTTTTGTCATTGTTTTATGTGAAGAAATAATTGATGCAATACAAAATGATATGAGAGTTGATGTTGGCATATTTCCAGGTGGTACTGTTAATGCAAACGGAGCTAATGCAGGTGGTCCCGTGGCTGCTGTTGGAGCAACCATAACTGCCCAAGATGGAATAGGAATAGCAAGATAATATGGAAAATAAAAAAAGTCAACAAGAGTTAATTGAAGATGCTAAAAAATTAGCAGAACAACATGCTGAATTAAAGTTAATAGTTTATAATATATTAGATGATATGGATATAATTGAACTTAAATATAGAAAAATTGTAGAAGAAATTAAAAAGAACTAATTATGCCAAAAGATGATTTATTAGCGCAAAGAGCCCTTCAAAATTCTGGTCAAGGTAATTATGGAAGTGAAATAGAAAGCAATAGAATTATATATCCAGCTATTGTTGTGCCATATGGCACTAATGATAATTCAGAACAAAATAGAATACGAGCAAGAATAGTTTCTTTGGAAGATGATGGAAAAATAAAGGGAAAATCATCTTCTGCTAATGAAGAAAATTATAACAATTATTCTGGTAAAGATAGGGGAATAACAGATAATATGTTAGTTTTATGTGTTCCACTTCTGCCAGAATTTTTTCATGTAAGACCTCAAGTCGGAGAAATGGTTTTTGTTATAATGGAAAATCCAAAAAATAACACAGGAGTTAGATATTGGATTGGTCCTATTGTGTCTTCGAAATTGAAATTAAAATATCAATCCTATGAAGATTCTGCTAAAATTTTTAATAAAACAAATTTTATATCAACTACAAAAATTGGAAGTTCTATAGAACTTTCTAAAGTTTTTCCAGAGGATTCTGATGTGGCAATCCAAGGAAGGAATGATGCTGATTTAATATTAAAAAATAGAGAGGCATTACTTATTGCTGGAAAATTTAGTAGTCAGAATTTTGATATAAACATAGAATGTCCTTCTTATTTAAAATTAAAACAATTTGATAATACAAATACAGAAATAATTTCAACAGTAACTTCTACAAATATAATTAATAGTATTAATGTTGATATTAAAATTGATACTAATAGTAGATTTGCTGGAACAATAATTATTAAAGAAGTAAAAAATAATTTTGAATTAAAAAACGAAACAAATACTTATATTAATAGAGACCAGACTGTTGTGTGGTTAAATGAAAAAATTAAAGAAGCGAAAGAAAAATATAAAAATTGGAGTTTTGCTTCTACTACAGAGGAATTTAAAAATTTACCAGCAAATTATAATATAATATCAACACCCTCAATAACTGCACCACCTTTAATAGATAATCAAAATTTATTAAAAAAATATTCTCAAGCAACATTAATTTCTACAAATATTAACATTTATTCTCCTAGAGGCAAATTCAGAGGTGATGATATAAAACCTTTTGAAAAAAATGCAGACTTAAAATCTTTTGAAAAAATTTCAGATTCACTTCATCCTGTTACATTTGGAGATGAAAATATTAGAGTGCTTGATTTAATAATTAGATTATTACTTGACCATATTCACACTCCAGAGAAACCTTTATTACAAACTTCTTTATCAGAAGAATTAAAAAAATATACCGTTGACGGCTGGTTACAAAATCTTATATCTAATCATATTAGAGTTAACTAAAAAGGTTTTAGCACTTTTAAATCTATTTTTTCTGGCATAATTCTATTTGTTCCCATTTCACTTATTTTAAAATTTATTTGATATGTTTGATTGTGTAATAGCCAAGAAGCATCAATATCAAAATAATTTGTTTTACAATCATCTATTACCGCTTGATTAACTTCTGTCCATGGAATAATTTCTGTTTGATTATTCATAATTAGTCTATATTGTAAAGAGTAAGGAGTTGATGGTTTTTGAATGCTAAAACTAACTCTTAAATCGCAATAAACTCTTAGCTTTTCATTTTGAAATACTGTCATACCCTGTTCAATTCCATATGTCTCAAGAACATATTCATTTATAGATGGTTTTACTGATGTAAAATAATTTTTTTGTATTTGGAAAGTTTGTTCTATATTTTGATTATCATAATTACTAAAACTTATATTATTCCAAACATCTGTGTATTTTTCTCCAATTGTTGCCGCAGACATCCAAACATTTATATAATATACTCCAGTAGATAATTGAGAAGGTATTAATCCAGAGTAAACAGTAGTTGCCCCTTTCTTTATATCAACTGTTACCGCCGAAATATTTATTATATTTACAAAATTGTGACCACTAAAAGTATATAAAAATAAATTAGATGGTCTATTATTTGTTATTTGTTTTCTGTCATCTTGAATTACCTGATTATAAGAAACTTCTATATATGGCTTAAATGCTGTATTTGTCTTTTCTGTAAAAAATGAACAAATATATCTTGTATTTGTGCTTAGTAACTCATAATCTCTTCTATATGCTATTGCAAGACCATAATTTTCTGACCCACCACTTAACCAATCTCTAACAATATCTGTTATATCCATATCAATATCCTCATCACCCTTATCAAAATGTTGTGTAGAATTAAAAGAAGTAGAAGCTGTTGGGTTTGTAAATATTCCTGGCTGGTCCCAAGTTATTGTTGATGTTGCATAATTCCAATTAGAAACTCCAGAATATTGTGCATTACCTTTTTGTTTTACTATATATATTTCTTTGGTTAAATCATATCCTCTTCCTTCCTCCCAATATTTATTTACTGGAAAACAAATTAAATCAAACGAAGTAGCTATTTTTTTAAATAAAATATCATATTCATAATCGTCTTCTAAAACCAGGTCTCTTGGCTTTGAATTTTTTAATTTTAATTTATATGATGTTATTAAAGAGTCATTAATTTCCTTATTACTAATTTTTTGTTGTAAACTAGATAAATCGAAATTAATCATAAATCTACTCACTGAGTTTCTTTTATCTGGAGCAGTATCTGTTCCACCTCCACCATACCATAAATCTGTTACAGCGTTTTGTCCTGAGTTTAAGCTGCTGAAAGTACTTCCAGCAATTGTATTGCTTTTTGATGGATAAATTCTAAAAATTGACATTTTCTTTTTTTTTTATAAATATCTTATTTTATTGTTTTTTCAGATGCTCAATGATAAATATAAATGTTTATTTTTTTTTAAAGAATATTTATATTTAAAATAAACAAATTATGCAGTCATTAGGAATAAATTTTCCATTTACAGAAACAAATAAAGGTGGAATTTTTGGATATACAGAAATAGATATTGATGCTATAAAAGCTAATTTAACGTCATTTCTTACCTTAAAAAAGGGGCATAGAGTTATGAATAATTCTTTATATTCTCCTTTATATAATTATATTATGGAAATATGGGATGAATTAAGTGAGGCTAGTTTAATTAGTGAATTAAAGCAAAAACTTATAGAGTTTTTTCCAGAAATAGAAGTTAAGAACATAAAATTTGTTTTTGATGAAGATGCTCATCTTTTACATCTAACGCTTTATTATACTATTATTGATTTAAAAGTAGAAGATAATGTTTCTATAGATTTAGTAATTCAATCTTAAAAAAATAAAAATGGCAAATTTAAATTTAAATGCACAATTTTCTCAATCAGTAGTAGGCACTAAACAAATAAACTATTTGAGTAGAGATTTTCAAACAATAAGAACAGATTTGATTAATTATTTAAAAGCATTCTTTCCAGAACAATGGCAAGATTTTAATGTTGCTTCTCCAGGCATGGCGCTTTTAGAATTAAATGCATATGTGGGAGATTTATTGTCTTTTTCAATTGATAAAAAATATAATGAACTTTTTATAGATGGAGTGCAGCAAAGAAGTTCTGTATATAAAATGGCTAAAACTTTTGGATTTAAAGTCCCCGGAGTAAGGCCGGCACTTACTGTTGTAGATATAACAGTAGAAGTTCCAACAACAGCAAATGGCCCAGATTATACATATGCTCCAATTTTAAGACCAGGACTTCAAATTAGAGGAGGAGGACAAACTTTTGAAACTGTTTATGATGTAGATTTTTCAAATGATTATAGTGAAGAAGGAATACCTAATAGAACTATTCAACCTGTATTAAATGGTAATCAAGACCTTATAAAATATAGAATTTTAAAAAGAGAAGTTGTAAAAGCAGGGGTTTCTAAAATTTTAAAAATTGAAATTGCTTCTGGAGAGGAAAAATCATTTATGCAAGTTACTTTACCAGAAAACAATGTTTTGGAAATAGTTGATGTTATAATTGAGTCTGGTATTGGGCTAAACAAAACTCCTTCATATGAAGATTTTCATAATACTTCTAAAAGATATTGGGAAGTTGATTATTTGGCAACAGATAAAATATTTGTGGAAGATGATAGTGAGCCATCTACTGGGGGAGTAAAAATAGGAAAATATTTACAAATTTCTAAAAGATTTATTAAAGAATTTATGTCTGATGGAAGTTGCAAGCTAACTTTCGGCGGAGGATACGAAAATTATAATTCATATCAAGATTATTTAACAAATTTAACAAATAAAAATTGTTGTGATATAACCACAAATTTAAATGTATCATCATTATTACTAAATCCATCATTGGGAGAAATAGTACCAGGCAATTCAACATTATATATAAAATATAGAATTGGTGGTGGTCCTTTAAGCAATGTTGGCCAAGGAGTGTTGCAATCAGTCAGTAATATAAATGGGGTAATTTTAGGGTCAGACTCACAAATTAATCAAGCAGTTTTATCATCGATAAGAACCAATAATCCAATTCCAGCAATAGGAGGAAGGGGGTTACCAACTGTTAGTGAAATAAAAAACTTTATCGCATCAAATTTTGCATCTCAAGAAAGATGTGTGACATTAGAAGATTATATTTCAAGAGCATATCAAATTCCTGGAAAATTTGGAGGTCCATTTAGAATTTATGGAGAGGTAAGTGATAATAAAATTATTCTATATATTTTAACAAAAGATGCAAATGGAAAATTAAATACAATTTCAACAGGAGAAATAAAAAGAAATTTAGTAACATACCTTACTCCTTATAGAATGATTAATGATTTTGTGGAAATTAATGATGGAAAATTTATAAATTTAGAAGTTCAAGCAGATTTGTTTATAGATAAAACATATAATGGAAGTGAAGTAAAATTAAACGCAATTTCAAAAATTCAAGAATTTTTTAATATTGATAATTGGCAAATGAATCAACATATATATATATCACAATTAACAGATGTTTTGAGAGAAGTTCCTGGTGTTATTAATGTTGTAGATATAAGATTTTATAATTTGGAAGGAGGGATTTATTCTTCAGTTCTATGCTCTCAAGCAACTGGAGAGAGAATACAAGATATTAATTCGGGTGTTTTTAAAACTCAAATAGAGCCAATTGATAATGCTATATATAGTACACCCGTTTCAATGTTTGAAATTCGATATAATGAAAAAGAGATTAAAGTTCGTGTAGCATAATTATAAATAGCTTATTTAAAACATTATTTTTAACCATTAGCATGCAAGAGGAAATTTTAATAAAAGCAAGTAGAACTGGAACCACCGTTCATTTTTTTAATACAGATATTAATGAAAATAATTATTCTATATCTACTATTCCTGCTGTTATAAAACTTAATTCAACAAAAAATATTCCAATAGAACTTAATACTTTTGATGGGGTATCTTTAATTAAAAATACTGAAAGTGTGTCTGTAGAACAGAATACTTTTACTGTTTTGTGGAAAAGGAATACCCATCAAAAAAATTATAATGATTCAGAAGCAAGAATGGATTATGTACAAGATACATTATTCCCAAATTTAAATTATATTTCAGGTAGAACATTTACTCAAATTTATGATTTACCACCTTCTTCATTACAAACAAATTCTATAAGAAACAGGTTTTTAAGTTCCATGGAAACTCAATTTACTGCTGGAACTACATCATATGTTTTTTTTGAAGAAACATTATTGGATGATTTATATGCAAATATTAAATTAGAAAGAACTTTTGACGTTTTAGATACTCTAAATATATACAATAAAGTTTCTGGAGAATATTCAACTAGAGAATCAACAACTGGAGTAGTTTTTGGTAAATTAGAAGCAATACAAAAAATATCAGACACAAATGGGAATAAAATTAGAATCCCCCTAAGAAATGTCCCTGTAGGGATATTTGTTTCATCTACAGATTTTCAAACTGTAAATGATTTAGATAATGAAGGAAATAGAATAAGATTAAATTTTAGGCCATTAAAATCTACTGAAGACACTTATACAACAGAATATTCATCATATTATTTTAATTCAGAATCTGTATCATTTGATAATCAATTTTTAAAAAGAGCACCTTTAGATGGAATTAATTTACATCCAACTTTTGTTAATGTGGTATATACTAATGAAAATGGAGAATTTATATTACACAACATAGAAACTGGCCCACAAATGCTATTTTTTGAAGTTGATTTGCTAAAACAAGGGCTTACAAAAGATGAAGTAGCTTTAAATTTTTTTCCATATCCACCAAATTTTGAAAATATATCTATAGATACTATTCCACATTATTTTTATCGAGCAATTCCAATAGACGTTGTACCAAGTTGGGGAGATTCCTTCCAAACTGGATATACAGAAGTAAATATTTCAATTAATTTAGATTTAAGAAAATGGATTACTTACATATTTCCTCCAATTACATATAAAGGAAATCCTATTGATAGTTCAGCATATCAAGAAATTTCCAGAGCGCCTTTAACAGTTCAAGTTAGAGATATGAGTAGATATGATATAAAAAAACTTGAAAATGCTGAAACTATTTCTGATAAAATGGAAGTTTACCCATCAAAAAGAATTCAAATGGTAGAAATTCAGAATATACTTGATAAAAATTCTGAACAACAATGGGAATGGGCTAATGAATTTTCTCAAATTAAAGATAAAGCATCTTTTTATACATACGGATTTCATGGAATTAAACTTCCTGCAAATATTTATGATGATGAGGGGTATAAAACAAATAAATTTGGAGAGCCACAAAATAGTCCATACTTAAGAGGAGTTTGGTTGGGGGGTTATCAATTGAAAATATTTTTAACAAAAGAAACTGAATTATATAGAACAACTGGAATGGCTTTAGTTTCTGCAAACAATGAAAGGGGGTGGTATGATAGGGACCATTTCCATTGTTCGTTATATGAAGAAATTTATAGTTTAAGCATTAATGAATCATCTGATAATTCTAATTCTGCATGGGGGAAAGGAGTTAATTTAAATAAATTTCCATATGAAAAAGCATGGAGTAAAAATTATCCAGAGCCATATTCCATTCCAAAACCACCCAAAATAGAAAATTTTACAAATTATTATGGAATTGAAAGACCTAATTTGGAATCTCCAAGATTTGCAGATGGGGACTTAATTCCAGGGCATTCTTGGTTAGATGGAGGTTATAATGGATGGGGAATATCATGGATGGGCGGAATAGAGCAATATACTGATTTTGCAACTGATGTTATTGGAGGTGCAATAAATACTGATATGTATAGATATGAACCAATTGGAGCTGGACAATTTGGACAAAATCAGTATTTTGGATGTTATGCAAATGGATATTTTAATGGGATAGACAATTTTAATGGTGGGGTTGGAGCTACATCAACTGTTTTAAGTGCAGAAAAATACCAACGTTTAGAGGCTGGATATGGATATTATTTATTTCCATCTAGTATGCCAAGATTAGCCCCAGTTCCAACTGGATTAATAGCTCTTTTATTAACACAAGTAGATTTAGTAAACTACCCAGAAGTATATAATAAGGGATATTCATCAATTGAAGATTTAACAATGTCAGGATGGTGGAATTTAATTCCTAAAGTAAATCAATACAATTCATATTCTGTTTTAAATCGTGGAAAAAGAATCTCAATGGATTTAAGTAAAAAAGATATTGCTCAACCTTTGATTAACGATAAATTAAATATATATAGAATAATTGAAGGTTCTTCTAGAGTGTCTTATGATACTATACAGCCTGTTGTTCCTACTTATACCTATTTTATTATCGAGGAATTTAGATTCACAGTGTCCAGGGATGAAAATGAAAGAGTAAGACCACATCATAGTGATATTATAGGAAGTTATAATAATGAAGAATATTTTGTAAATTTAGAAATTAAAAATACAGGAGAAGCCCCATTACATATTACAATTTATTCGAACGGAGATACTGATACTTCTCACACTATAGAAGTTGGGCAATCATTAGTCTTCTTCAACGGAAATTATGGCTCAATTAATCCAGCTGCAATTCGAAAGAGTATGATAAATTTTAGTATATTGGCAAAAGGTAATTATTCTTATGATGAAACTAATAATAAATATACAAAGACATCTATAACCTTTAAAGTTTCAGCTGCATGGCCTGGATATGGAAGTGGGCAAAAAATTCATGAAATTCCAATTAAAGATAAATGTAATGTTAATTGCATATTTGATGCGACTGACTCTACTCGTGGTAGTGTATATAATGCAAATACTATATGGAGAGCTGTATATATTTATTATTATGAAAATTTTGATAATTATGGATGGCTAAAAGATACAAATAGTATGCGTGAACGTGATGGTGATATACTTAATATAAATGGAATATTCTGTAATCCTGGAAAACAAGATAATATGGCGGCTTATTCAGATGGAACATCATATACATATCGCAATACTGATACAACTGGAAGATTAAATAATGGTGGTGCAATGGAACTATATTGGTCTAAAGGACAAAGACATAATCCGAATGGAGATTGGATTACTGGATATCCACTTGTAAGAATACAATATGGTGCACAATGGGAAACTCCTCTTTGTCAATTAGTTGATTCTCAATATTAATAATATTTAAAAATTAAGATATGGATATAAGAAAAAAAATATTATTAGGAAACAAAGATATTTTATCCAGAAATCTGGAGGACTTTTATGTTGATATAAACCTTTCAAGAGATAACAAGGAAATTATCCCATATAAATATGATAATATTTTTGATTTAACTAAATTTTATGACCAAGAAAGAAATGAAAGTAGAAATTTTATTATATATGGAGCAATAGATTCATATTCTTGGAATTGTGATAATTTAAAAATAACAGTATATCAATCTCCAAGTTTAAGTTCGCAAGATTATTTATGCACAACATATTCTAATCATATAATTAATAAATATATGCCTTTTATGAATATATATAGTAAATTAAGAGGCAAATATATTATTAATAATATTCCTATTACTTTTAGTGGATGCTCAGTGTGGCTGAAAATAGAGACACTTCCTCCAAATGATTATATTGAATACGTTGTTAATCAGCAATTAATTTTTACTACTTTAACTTTAAATCAAACAGGAAAAAAAATAGTTGAACAATTAAAATATGGTCTCAATGAGGCCGTAACAGATTGTGATGGCAATGTTACTGAAATTAATAATGATTTTGATTTTTTTTATAATAAACATTGGATTAAAAAAAATTTGCATATTATAGATGAATCAACAAAATGGATTGGAAATGAAAATACAAAAACCTGTGAAATGTCTAACGCTTTATTTCGTGGAAGAAATGTTGGCGTATATAATACTGGAAATCATACATTCGGGGAAGTAATAGAAGTGTATAAAATAAATGAACAACCAACTGGGAAAGCAGAAGAAAACATTCCTAGCTCTCTTAATTACATTGCTCCTTTTCCTAGTAATGGCGCTTGTCCTATACCAGAAGAGTATACTTTTAATTTTCATGTTGTTTTAACACCAACTAATGATAATACATTTACTACGGCTCCGATAAATAATGTAAAAACAGAAGTTTTTCCTAATGACACATTATTTAGAGAAGGGGAAGTAATTTCTGGAGCAAATCTTAATACTTCATCTTATTGGAATTTCGAAGGTTTTGCAATAAATAACAAAAGTATTACCACAACAGATGAAACATTCAAAATTAGTATTAGAGAGAACACTGTTATAAGAGCAATAATGTCAGAAATTACTCCATATTCAATTATATATACAAAAGATTTCATTAATTGTAGCGGAGTTTTTACACCTGGAATTAATTCTGTTCCCATAATCGATAATTTAGTGCCTGATAGGAAAAAATACTATAATGGAGAGCCCGTATCATTCAGTGTATTACAAAGAATTGAAGCTTCTACATTTCCATATAGATTAACATTATTTACTATAAACGGAATAGAACAGAAAATATATCCAACTCAATTGGGAGGACAAACATTTAATTTTACAATGACTGAAGATAAAATCATGTATTTTAAATATGAACAAGGTACAATATTAATAGTAAAGCAAAAATTTATGCCTAAATCACCTGGGGGGCATCCAACATTTTATAATTCAATAGGTCCCACAGTTAAATTTATTGGAGTAAATCAAACAAATGATATTATATTTGATGAAAAATTTGGAGACCAATTTAAAAGCGCTGGATGTAATGCAGAATTTAAAAGGATTGAGTGTGTTCCAGGAGACCCAATACCAGACGAGAATGGAGGATATATAGTAAGTACAACTGGGTGGACAGTTAACAGCATAAGAAAAAATGGAGAAAATCTCACATTTTCTATAATTAACAATACATTGCCAAATCCTCCAGACAACCCAAATGTTGGTGCTATTATTATGTCACCATTCCCAACTCAAAATTTGCTGGATTTTAATTCTTCCGATGAAACAGTTGTGATAGAAATAATATGGCAACAAGATGGAAACAATGGAATCGAGTATGATTAATAAAATGTAGAATTATGAATTTAAATAAAAATTATATAAAAAGAAAAATATATCTTGAAAAAGATATGCCTGTTATAAGTACAAAATCTAACAAAGATGTTTATGAAAGAGAAACGTTCAATCGTAAAAGAGATTATTATATAAATATTTTTTTAACTAAAACTTGTGAATTGTTTGAATATGTTGATGTAAAAAGAGATGAAAAAGTATTTAAAATTGATAAACAAACAATTAATCCATTTTATATTGATTTTGATTTTTTTAGTTCAGTAAAGAGAATAAAAATTAATAACAAAAATGATTTAACTTCAGAAATGATAATTTATTTAAATCAAAATTATGCAAATTCAATAAAAAATTATTCAGATGTTTATTCTTGGTTTGATGAAATTGGATATAATATACTTATCAATGAAATAACTACTACTGTTAATGATGTTACAGGAAAAAAGCAAGAAGAGAATGGATTAGATAAACTAGAAAAAATTGAAAAAAATTCACATAGCATAGTTTCTAAATCTTTTTATTTTCCAATATCTATAAATAAATAGCAATGGAACAAAATTATTATATATTACAAAATAAATTATTTACAGGAACTTCAAATTCACTTATTGAAAGTAATTTGAAATATATAGATAATTATTATTTGAACCAAACTAATCAAGAAGAAAAAATAGTAGATTTTTCAAACATAAGAGCTTTCTTAACAAATGAAAGCAATCAGAAGGTTGTTAAAGCATATTATTCTTTTCTAACTTCCTCCACTTTAATGAATGCGGCATTAATAGACAATAAAGCAGCAAATACTTTTATTCCAACAGCACAATTTAAGGCAGTTTTTTATGATGACGAAAAATTGGCAGATTCTTTTAACAGTTTTTATAACACTTCTATTTTAAGAGGAGTTAATTCTAATTATTCTGCAAATCCAGATATTTTTAATAATTCAATTAGAAATCAGTTATTAGATGGAGATGGGCACAAATTTATAAAACAAAATGTTTTTGATAATTATTATTTTTGGAAAAAACCAAATTCAACTACCCCAGCAAACTCTCCAATAAAATTTCCATTTACTAATGCAGTTTTAGATGTATATAATGGAGATAGAAACACAAATGCTGAAGAAAAATTAGTCGACATTCCAACAGAAGGCGAAAATTATTTTATAAATGTCTTTTTACTAAAAAGATTTACACAAACAGCAAGAATAGCTTTTGAGGCATGTAATAATATTGTCAATAAATCCCTTAGTAGCAATACTGTTTATTCTCAAAATTTAACTGATATATTAAGACATAAAGATTATTTAAACAATTTAAAAGGTACAAGCGAAAAGAGCTTTGATAATTCTTTTATAAAAACTCCTGGCGTTGAATCTATTTCTCAGCAAGAAAGCTTTTCAAGTTTAAGCAATACCACACAACTTATTCAATGTTTTATTGACCCCAATTTTATGATTAACGAAAATGAATATTGGTCAGATATTGTATATGATAATACTAAAATATGGATTGGAAATGAAAACACGAAGACCTGTGAAATATCCAATGCTTTGTTCCGTGGAAGAAATGTTGGTACATATAATACTGGAAATTATATATTTAGTGAGATATATGAAGTATATAAAATAAATGAACAACCAACTGGTAAAATAGAAGAAAATACCCCTAATTCTCCCAATTTTATTATTCCTTTTTCTAGCAATGGCGCTTGTCCTATACCAGAAGAATATACTTTTAATTTTTCTATTGGTTTAATTCCAGATGGTGGTAACACATTTACTACTGCTCCAACAAATAATATAAATGTAGAGGTTTTTCCTAATGATACGTTATTTAGGGCAGAAGAAATAATTTCTGGGATTAATTTAAGTACTTCATCTTATTGGAATTTTAAAGGATTTTCAATAAACAACTTTAAAGAAGGGGCGGTTACCACAACAGGAAATACATTTCAAATTAACATTAAGCAAAACACTTTTGTAAAAGCAATACTGTCAGAGATTACTCCATATTCACTTACATACATAAAAAATTTTATTACTTGTTCTGGAATAGCACCTGGAATTGATTCTATACCAATAATAGATATTTTCCCATTAAGAAATAAATACCATGAAGGAGAATCTGTAACATTATTTGTTTTACAGACTGTTATATCTCCAACTTTACCACCCAATTTCGAATCGTTTAATTTGGTGGAGTTTGTTATAAATAATGAAAAACAAATTATAGACCCAACACTTGAACAAAATAGCTATACACTTATAATGAATGAAAACAAATCTATGACTTTAAGATACGAACAAGGTGCGATATTAATAGTAAAACAAAAATTTATGTCCAGACCACCTGGAGGGCATCCAGTATTTTACAATTTAATAGGTCCCACAATTAAATTTATTGGAGTAAATCAAACTAATGACGTTATATTTGATGAAAAATATGGAGACCAATTTAAAAATGTTGGATGTAATGCAGGATTTAAAAAAATTGAATGTATTCCAGGAGACCCAATACCAGACGGAAATGGAGGATATATAGCAAGTACAACTGGGTGGACAGTTAACAGTATAAGAAAAAATGGGGAAGCTTTTACTTTTTCTATGATTAATAATATGTCGCCAACTCCTCCAGATAATCCAAATATTGGTGCTATTATTAGCTCTCCATTTTTAACTTCTAATTTATTAGAATTCAATCCTTCTGACAAAATAGTTACAATAGAAATAGTATGGGAACAAAATGGTAATAATGGAATTGAATATGATTAATAAAATATAAAAATTAAAAAAATTATTTCTAGTTATTTATTTAAAAATCTTAATTATGGCAATAGGAATTTATGGAACTAAGAAACTTGCGGATGTAGATTATAATGATGTTGATGTTTTGTATGCATATTCTCCATCTAGAGAAGCTATTACAGATAATCAACTAAAACCATTATTCTCTAATATTTCGAATGGTGATTTTGCAAAAATGTTTGGAGCTGATGGCGCATATAAATTAAAATTACCTGCTTCTATTTTTAAAGCCCTTGGGTTTTATGTAGTTTTAATAAAACCAAAAACATTTCAAACAAATATAATAGATTGTTCTTTTATTGTAACAGAGACAAACGAAAATATACAAATTTCTAGAAAAGGAATTGTTATTCCAAAATTACAATTTCAAGGAACTGGAAGTTTAATAGGATATCAAATAGAGTATTTCGATGATAATGGAATAAAAATAAAAAATTTTCATAAAATAATTACAGGTAGTGACCCTGTAAGTCCAGCACAAAATACAACCCAATCAGTACAGGGGTCAACAACAAGTTACACTTTAAATGATAATGGCGCATCTTTATTTTTAACTTTAACTCCAGATGAAGTTAGTTTAATATCAAATACTGCAAGAGCAGACCTTGGAAAAGCTGGGCAAAAGATTCTTGTTTCTAATACTTTTTTTGACCCAATTATGATAGAAGTAGAAATGGTTGACCAAACCCTTAAAACTATAAGTTATGGAGTATTCGGGAATTCAACAAGAGATATGGAAACAGGTTTATTTTCTATATTCGATGAAAATAACAATCTTTATAAACAATATAATTTATTAACTAGAAAAAAAACATTTTCTAATGGTAATATTGATTATAAAGAGCAAAGAACAATCATTAACCGTAATCAGAACTTTAATGATTTATCACAACAATAATTTTTTTGCAATTTATTAAATAAAAAGATGGTCTGCTAAGCTCCCCCATGTTTCAGTTTGATTACCCCATACCCAACCAAGATAAATTGTTGGTACAATTGTGTTCCCACTTACATTTATCATAAGTGGTCCATAAGTATCATACCCAGTATAAAACACAGTAATTCCGTATATTCCAGGAGTCACTTGCGTAAATAAATAATTACCAAGTAAATCTGTTGTCTGTGTTGTATAATTTCCATTAGGATATCCCAGTACTACTGTTGCTCCAGTAATAACACTTCCAGAAACGGTACCACTTAAGTTGTATTTTTGTAGTATTGAACTATCATCATCTAAATAATCTGGATAAGTTAATATTGAACTATCTTCTGTATGTGGGCTATCTGATTGAATATAAACTTGGTCTTTATATGTATCTGAAGATGTTATTGCACTTTCTATACTTGAAAATGATATAACTTTCTGTTTTACCCCAAATATGTTTATCAATTCTTTAACATTCCCTATTCTATACCAAAATGTTTTTCCATATGCTAACGGTACGGAATATTCTCTTACTATGTCTGTTGTTTTTCTGGTTATTGACCAATCTCCATCTGGTAAATCTAGCATATCATTTGTACTTAATAAAGAATTTGATTTTTCTATTGGATAAGAATATACAACTCCACTAAAAGATTGACTATCTCCAGAATCATAAACGACTTGAAGTAAAAAACTATCCCCATCATTAGTATTAGACCAAAAAAATGTTGGAGAAAAAGTTGACAATTGCCCTTTTACATATGGACTTTGCCAATTGGGTTTATTTGGAATTAAAAAATAAGTAAAAAAATTTCCATAAACAGTAATTCCAGAAAATGTACCACCTGTTATTATATGTCCATTAGCAGGAGTAGTTTCTTGATAATATTGCTGATAATCAATTGGGGTAAGTGTGTTTCCAGAGCTTAATTGATAAAAATCACGCAATCCAATTGCTTGTTCTCTATTAAATTCAAATTGTGTTGTTATAAAATATTGTGCATAATCTTGAAACATTTGCTGTTGAAAATCGCCTATACTCTTTTGATATTCATCTAAAAACAAAATATAATTTGATGATGATATTCCAGTAGTGGTTGCAGTAATTGTTAAAATCGGAGTATTTAACATTTTTTTTAATTCCGAATTTTGTTCTCCTGCTTGTTCTTCTAAATTAGATATTGTTTCAGAAAAATTTGTAGGGGCTGCCTTTTCGGAAGTACTAGATGAAGATGTTTTTTTTGTAGTTATAGTTGTTTTAGAATTTCCACTATCATCAACAACGGTTTCTTCTACAGTCTCAAGAGTGTAATTTTTATTTTGTTCAATGTTAGTTCTTATTATCTCAGCTCCATAATCTAAATAATCTTTATATAAAATTCTGTAAACATTATGTACAATTGTTGTTCCAGTTCCAAAATGCTCTGTATTGGCTGTAAATACATATTTAATAAATGGTCTAGATATATTTGTAAAAATAGACCAAAAATCTTGTCCATAATAATTTATGGTTCCACCTAACGTATAAAATAAAGGAGTATCAAATTCAAAAAATAAATTACTGTCCTGAGAAATGTTGATAAAATGATTTACATAAAAAGATTCCGCTGGACTTTCTTTAGAACATGCTGGCATTCCAGAATGTTTTTGTTGTTCCTGTTTTAAAAAAATATGATTAGTTGAGTCGTATATTAATGCCATTTTTTAAAAATTAAAATATAAATATTTTTTCAGTTATTAAATTACTTGATGTTTCACTTATAGTTCCATTAGGTATATTTACAGCCCCCAATATTGTTGTTATAGAATTTATATTTATTCTACATGTTATTTTATATGGACTTAAGTTAGTTTTTCTAGTGGTAATATAAATTGAATTAATATCAAAATTCTTTAATTTTGGAGTTATAAATTCATTTTTTTGTAAATTAATATTGCCAATTCTATTTTTTGCTGATGGATAAATGTTTTCTGCTGGAATATCTTTTGAAAGTCTCCAAACAGTTCCAGTTTCATCTATTAGGCCATTAGGCAGCCTAGATTGTCCAGCAAAAACATGTATTTTTCCATCATTTATTATAGGATATTTAATACTTGGAGTTACTTCTGTGGGGAAATTTTTTCTAAACATAGACCCGCTATCAACACCTTCTCTGTACACAAATCTTTGTCTATGAAAAACAGTGTTTTTATAAATTGTAGAAACATTGTCATCAAAGATTGTAGTAGATGGAATCAATTGTGATATATAATCCCCAAGTTGAACCTCCAGCAATTGAAGATATGCTTCTAATTTACACATAGTTAGACTATTACTGTCTGGATATGTTGAATAATAATAAGCTAAATATATATTTTTTAATTCGGGGTATCCCCAGGTTGTGTGATTTTGTACACTAGTTTTTCTAGTTGTTGGGTTAATAGAATTTGTATAAACATAGTCTATATACTGACTTAAAGTCATAGACGTTATACTCACTGGTTTTATATTATTACAAGTAAAAGTTAGAAATTCTTGAGGTACTGTTATAGAGCTTAAAGGAGGACAGGCTCCTCCTTCTGCCCAACAACTACAATCTTGTTTAAAAAAATCCCAAACATCATTTTCTATTGCTTGTGCTGGAGAAAATCCAATTAATATTTCTTTTGTGTTTATAATATTTCTTGTTCCATAAGTTGTGTCTCCTGTTTGTACTTTATTGTTATCATTTCTTTTAAATGGATTAAATTCTGGTTTCCATTGATTGATATATGCGTCTCCATTTCCTGAACCTATTCCACCTTGTTGAAATGCATATATACTTGAATTGTAATTAATATATCCATCATTATCTACTTTTTCTGTTATGTTTGGAGTTACTTTATTAATATCATAAACAAATTCATTAAAATTTATTAAGCAATCTGGTGCACCTAATAATTTAAATATAAATGTTATTGCGTCTCTTGTTCCCTTTCTTTTATACAACCAAACAATATTAATTAAAATTCTTCTCCAAATCTCAACATTAAAATAAGAAAAAGAATTTGATTTTTGGTCTAAATCAGTTGTTAAATAATCAAATAAATCTAATTCACTAAATCCTTCTGTCAATTTCCAACCCAGAAGATTCCCTAATTTAATTAAGAATTTTTTTGGAACAGTTTCTTCATTATTATATTCTATACTGTGAGCATATGCTATTGCATCTATATAATTTTTAAGTTTATCAAATTCATAAGCATATGTTTGAATTATTGTTCTATAAATTTTATTATCAGAATCAAGTTCTAAGTAGTTTTCTGGGGTTACTGTTTTTATAAAAATATCTGTTTTTTCCTCGTCAATCTTTTCAGCTGCAGCTAATATGTTAGTTTTATAAGTTTCAAATGCGGTTCCGTATGAATCTGGGGAAAATCCATCTATTGTTCTAGGCCATATAAAAGCTTGCTCAAAAGAATCGTTTTGTATAGTGTCAACTGCTGGAATTAAAAAAATACCATCGTTTAACAATTGCGTTTCTAAAGCTGTTATTGATTTATTATAATTAAATAATCTTTCTTTTGTTGGTTTTATATATAATGCATCAGTGTATGTAGTTAAAATATTATTATTTTCTAAAAAATTATAAATTTCAAAATATAAATATGTTCCAGAAAACGAATAGTTTTTTATTTTAAAAACTTCTGTTTGTCCAGTTTGCCCACTTAATTGTATACAAAAATCATTACTATTATATGCTAAACTGAAACTGTTTGTTGAAGTATCTGCAGAAACCAACGCAATATTTCCTTGATTAGTTAATCCAGAAACTGGAATTTTAAAAGAACAAACTCTTTCAAAAGTTATTGTATTATAATATTCAGAATAATCAAAAATATTTACATTTCCATTATTATAAGATAAAATAGCATATGGAAAATCTGCTATTATTTTGTTAATTGATGATGCTACATTAGTATAAAAAGATGAAAAATAAGAATAACTTTTAGGCATCTTTTTTGGCAAATTTAACTCATTGTGTTGTACATATGGAATAGAAATATCACTAGAAAAACTTACGGCACTTAAAGTTTCAAGATTATCAAATCCTCCAAATTGAGCATAACGAGTGTTAGCAGTTAAATTATTAAGTGTATAATTTTTTTCTATAGTAAAATCGCCAAAAGTAAATATAGCTTCGGATTTTGAAGCTACCAACCTTTTGTTTTGTCCTGGTCTATAATTTATAGATAATGTAGTGGCAGAATTTGGTATTGTATCAAAAATGGGCATTAGTTTTTGTTTTTTATAAATATTGACAAAAAAAGATTTAAAATAAATCAAAATGTTTTTAATGATTAACTATTTATTTTAAAAAAAAAATTAAATATTTTTTTATTGCTTATTTATAGTAAAAAAGAGAAAATGAGTTATATAGTTCAAGAACCTTCAAATTTTATAAATATCAAGCTTACTGACACTGGAAGAAGATTATTGTCATTAGGAGCGTTAACTTTTAATAAAATAATTCTTTCTGATAGAGAAGTTAATTATGCAATGAGTATAAACAATTATGATATTTGTAGAAACAAGATTTTGGCACCTAAAGATGACCACCCAAAACTATTATATAGTTTGGCGGCTACATCGACAGATTCTAAAACAGCATTTAGTTCATTAAATAGTATTCCAATAAGTTCTCAAAATTTAGCAAGTGCAAGACAAATTGTCTCTGCTATGACAAATAGTACTGGTTTTCTTACTGGAAGTTCTGGAAATTGGTCAATAATATCAGCTGGAGGACAAGGACAACCACTGGGAATAGCATCAATAGACTATTCATCGACCATTCCAAGTGGGGGAACACAAATTTATATTTCTTCTGGAGAATACTCAGCAAAAACAGGGGATTTAGTATATATTCCTTGGGAACCACCTCAATATAGTGCAATAACAAATGATTCATCTTATGTATATAGTGGTAGGCCAAATGTGTCATTATGGTATAGAGTACAAGGAAGAAGTGGATTAAGATTAGACTTAGATAGAAGTGTGCCAAATTTTGGTAGTTCTCCAATTGTTGGGTCTTCACAACAAAAAATTCAAGCATATTTTTATCCATTTGACGCAATAGAATCCTATTATGGGTCTGCTGTTACAGTTAATTGTGGCGTGTGGAATATGAATATAATAAGAACATCTTCTGAAATGGGAACAGCTTCAACAATGAGTGGATATACAACATATGGGTCTATTGAATACAATGGCACAAAGCAATATTTGGGATTCAATAATGATATAAAAGCTTTTGGAATAATTCATTATACAAATAAATATTCTGGCAATACCTATGCAGAACAATTAGTATCTGGAACTGTTAAATTAGAAATTCCAAATATAATGTGGCATAGAAATTCTACTACAACTTTAGGACAAGAATTAAATTATGGAATTATTTTATATGATTACTATGGAGCCGATATTTTTGATTCAGTTTCTCAAACAAGTTATAGAGAATTAAGAGATGGAATATCAAGCAGTTCACTTGTTGTTGGGAGAGTATATCATAAACTTAAAATAATTGTAATAACTGACCAAGAATTGTTGACAGTTTTAACATACAAATCTAATAGAAATTATACATTACCAGAATTAAATCTTAATTTAATGCCATCTACAATAGGAGGTATGACTGGATTGTGTAAGACTGATTATTCATATTATGTAACTTATTTAACATCAAGTAATGCGTATCAAAAAAATATTAGTTATGGATATCCGCAAAGTTCACCATGTGGATATATAAAAAGAATAGATGGAGAAACTAGTTCTGAAACTGGGTTAGCATCTGTCTTAAGAATTAATTTTCCTGCTCTTTCATTCCCATATATGAGAAATAGTTCTAGTATGTCTGGATTAACAGGAACTGGATGGAATGCAAATTCGGTACAAATATTACTTCAAGAAATAGTTACATCTGCAAGTACATTAATTGGTGATTTACCAACAAATAAATGGAAGTTAATTTCTGATGGAATTGGTAATGGAATATATACTGGAGAAACTGGAAGTTTAACAATAAGCCCATCTGACTTACAAAGTCATGTTTTTAATATTACTCAAGCAGATTATAACTCAGGAACAACATATGCATTAACTGGGAAATTTTCGGCATTTACATCTAATGTAGATTCTTTATATGCTAGTGGCTTAACTTTTGGAGATGAATCATTCTTTTATGGAAATTTAACAACAGGAATTATGGCAAATGTTTTTAAAACTATAATTACAGTCTATGCTAAAAATGATGAATATAATTCTTCTGCTTCTAATAGTTCTTTTAATAGTTTATATAATGATAGTACTTTTTTCACAGAAATAGGAATTCTCAACTCAAACAATGACCTTGTCGCAGTTTCTAAGCCATCTTATCCAATTAAAAAGAATGAATCACGATATTTAGCATTTCAATTAGAATTAGATTTTTAAAAAAATTTTTTAATATATTTATAAAAAAAAAATTTATGGGAAACATTTTATCATCAAGTACAATTTATGGAGTCGCATTTTTAACAGACTTAGGGAGAAAATATTTGTTTGACCCCATCAACAATAATAGATTTACATTAACAACAGATTCAAATAATAATAATGTAACTATAGATGCTTTTAAAATAGTGTATTTTTCTATGTCTGACCCAGATTATAATTATAATATAACCTATGGTAACAGTTTTGAGACTGGCGAAATTGCAAATATTTCTGGTAAAAATGAAGATTGTATTAAGGGTACAATAATTCATGAAGAAAATAATTTAATTTCTGTTAATGGAAAAGTTAATGGAGTTAATGGACTGACGGGAAATGACAATTTAACTGTGGATGTTCCTTATATTTTAGAAACAAATATAGCAGGTAACATACTAAATATAAATTTAAATAGTTTTCCTACTTTTGTAGAAACAACTAGTAATATAAATTCCACTACAAGTGTATAATTAATTAAATAAATATGGCAACATCAACAATTTTTTCAACAACAGCAGAAAAATCTGCCTCAAACAATGGAGTTACTTTAGACCAAGCACTCACAGTAGATAGCAATACTACCACAACAAATACAATTTTAGAAAATCAACATCCAAGTAAGTCTCCAATTGCAAAGTCAATTCAACTAATAACTTATTTTGGCGGAAATATAAATAATAATCAAATAGCTGTTGAAAAATATTTTATTAAACCCAATTTTACTGGATTAATTTCGTGTATTGGTCCACAAAACGGAATTTGGTATCTTCCCATTCCAAATAGCGTATACGCTCTTAAATTTTACGGACCAGATGAATATAATCCTCAGTATTATAATATGGTGTATTGTGTTCCAGCAAAACAAAATAATAATTATTTAACTAAATATCAAGATTATACCACAGCAGTCCCAACAGATTTTATTACTGCATTTATAAAATATGTAAGCACTTTACCAAACAATACTGAAGACAAATCTTCAAGTGCTGTTCCAACAACAGATAAAACAAAAACTTTTAGTTCAGCAGGGGCTACTCAAAGTGCATCATTTTCTTTTAATTTTTGGGGAAATTTAAGTGGTGTTTTGGGTAAAGCTTCAACTTTTGCTTTTGAATTTATTTATTATCCAGGACAAGCACCAGCACAACCAACAGTTGAATAATATTAACAATAAACTAAGCAGTAATATAAAAATATAGCATTATGGCAACAAGCAACATTATGGCAGAAATTAACAAAAAACTGGTAAATTCAATAACCTCTATAAGAAAAGAAGTGGCAACATGGACTAGCTTATCTAATTCACAAATTTCTTATACTTTAGCAGATAGAACAGATGTTAGTTCTAGATATGGACACTATTTTGCAACATTTAATATGCCACATAAACGTTCTAATTCAGTTTTTTATAGTGGAGATACTATGGCTAAATCTAATCCAGAATTATTTCAATTAAATGTAGATAAAATTGTAGTAATTCCAATTAGTGAAAATTACTATAGCGAGTATATTGACGGAAGGTCAATTACTTTGAAAGTACCACAGAATGGCAATACATATAAAACAATAATTTCAAGTTTTTATTCTGATAAATTAAGAACAGCTAAAGTATCAGATTCGCCTATCAAATATTTCGGCCCTAATAATGTAGCGTTTTTGTTTTCAGATGATATAAATAAGCCATATACTGGAACAACTGAAAATGGGACTGTAAGTCATGATAAAGTAACTACATGGGACCCAACAACAGATTATAGAGATAGACCTTCTGCTGTAGCATATAATCCAGAAATAAAAGATTTAGATTTTAATAAAGACCAAAGACCGTGGACTTCTGTAAAATTAGCAGTATCAGTATACCAGTCTTACCCTAGAACAGATAGTTCAATTGGAAGTGTGGCAGGTGGATATAATTATGATATTCCTGTCGGGTTTGCTTGCTTAGATAAAGGATTTATAGTCTTAACACATCCAGACATAATTGATAATATTCCATGGACTTCTGGAAGTACTGTTTATGAACCAGGGTATATTGATACTGGTGCTGGAACAAATATAATAAAAGGGTCAAATGCAGGTGCCACAAGTGGAACATCAAGAATTGTATTCACAAGTGTAACATCTACTTTAACATATCAAGATATTAGTATAAGATATGTAAATTCTGTTGTTTGCATTGCAATGCCAGGAGAGTTTTTTATATCAAAAAATCCAACTTGGCCTTTGTCAAGAAATTTGGCCGAAATATCCAATAATACAACAAATTTTGACTCAATTTTTATTAATCAAATTGGTTTATATAATATTCACGAACAACTAATTGCAGTTGCAAAAATAGATAGACCAGTTGAAAAAACTTATGATGGAATGTTATCCTTTGCTTTAGAAATTGATATCTAATTATTTTGTAAGGTAAACAAATAAAAAGGGAAATTTTAAAAAGATTTCCCTTTTTATTTGATTTATAATTTATTTTTTTATATATTTTAATAACTAAAAAAAATTAAAATGTTATTATCTTTGGACATAAGTACAAGTTGCGTAGGTTATTCAGTATTTAATGAAAAAAATACTTTAATAGAATTAAATTATGTAAAATTTGACAATAAAAAAGGACTATTTGAAAAATTAGAAGAGTTTAAAGAAAAAATTTCTCATTTGTTAAAATTTAAAATTGAAGCTATTGCTATAGAGGAACCCCTGCAAAAATTTCAGGGTAAATTTTCAAGTGCACACACAATTTCTATATTAAATTTTTTTAATGGAATGATTAGTTCTTTCTTATATAATCATTTTAAAGTAGTACCAATTTATTACAATGTAAACAATGCAAGGGCAACTGTTTTGCCTGGGTTTAAAATAAAAAAAGAAGGTGCATCTACAAAACATCAAATATGGGAAAAGGTTGTTGAAATGGAACCACAAATTAATTGGAAATATGGGGAAAGAAGTAGAAAACTTTTAGAAGAGAATTATGATATGACAGATTCTTATATAATTGGAAAATGTTTTATTAAAATGTTAGAAAAGCAAAAAATAAAAATTTCTTAATTAACTTGATTTTTTTTACTTTTTTTTTTATATTTATAATCAACTTAAACTAAATTAAAATTTAATAAAAAAAATGAAAAAACTTATTACATTATTATTTGCAATTTCAGTAATTGCATTATTTTCCTGCAACTCTGAAGGAGCTAAAAAGGAGGAAATAAAAACAGATTCAACAATAGTTAATATAGATACAGTAGTTACTGTACCAATTATTACAGATGTTGTAAAAAAATAAATTAAAAATAACACAAAAAACTCCCAAATATAGCATTTGGGAGTTTTTTTATTCTATTTTTTGATTTTACATTAATTAGTGCTATATTTGCAAATTATATGGAAGACCAAAAAATTATTATATTATCTATTTTGAAAAATTTTCTTGGGGAACCAAAATCCTCAAAAGATTTTGAAGCAAGGAAACAATGGGAATTTAATTGCCCTAGTCATGATTGTAGAAATGATATAAATAAATTTAATTTAGCCTTTAATACAGAAGAAAATATTTTTAAATGTTGGAAATGTAAAGATAGTGGAATTGTTCATAAATTAGTTCATAAATATGGCTCATCAGAGGATTATAAAAGATTAAAACTTATAATGCCAGAATATATGGGAAACTTTGTTAATGTTTTCCGAAAGAACACTATAAATCATAATTTAATAACATGCCCCCTTCCAGAAGGATATACCTTGATTACATCTACTGTAAAATCTACAATGCATAAAATAGCATATGATTACATGACAAAAATAAGAAAACTGACTTTTAATCAATTAGTAGACTATGAAATAGGATATACTGAAGTTGGAGCTTATAGAAATAGAATAATAATACCATCTCGAAATGATTGTGGAAGTATTAATTATTTTGAAGCTAGAACCTTTCTCAAAAAAGTAAAGCCACCATATTATAAACCAGACCAAAAAGTTTTTTTAAGCAAAAATGTTCCAGAAAAATATGATATAATATTTAATGAGAGAAATATAAATTGGGATTTGCCAGTGTATCTTGTGGAGGGTGTTTTTGACATGTTTAGAATACCAAACTCAATACCTATGTTAGGGAAAACACCATCATGGCTATTAATATCCAAACTTATTGAACATAATTCCACTGTTATTATATGCTTAGATGAAGATGCTATTAAAGATAGTTTTGAAATTTATGAACAACTTTCTTCTTTAGGATTGGATGTTTATTTTATAGACTTAAAAGGGCTAGGAGATATTTCTTATCATTATGAGCAAAATGGAGTTCAAGCTATAATTAAGCTTTTAAAAAATAGAAAAAAAATAGACTTTATTTATAAATTATCAAGAATATTAAATTAAATAGAATATATGAAAATAGCTCATTTATCAGACATTCATATCAGATTTTCAAGTAGACATGCTGAATACAAAGAAGTATTTGATAGATTGTTTGACGATTTAAAAAAACAAAAACCCAATAGAATAGTAATCACCGGAGACCTTAACCACTTAAAAGTTAACATGTCTCCAGGCTCTGTTAATTTAACTTCTGAATTTTTAATAAATTTGGCTAAAATAGCTCCAGTTGATATTATATTTGGCAATCACGACTTAAATTTACAGCAAAAAGAACAAGGGGATACTATAACTCCAATCTTTAACATAGCTGATAGATTTGCAGATTTAGTTTCTGAGTCAGTTAAAAAAACGTTCAAAAAGTCCTTTATAATAAATAAAAATAATGTAGATTTCATAGATTTTTCAAAAAAAGGAATTTACCTTTTTCCAGATAGTGATTTTTATAAAATATCTGATGATTTAATTTATGGAGTCTATTCATGTAAAGATAATAAAATACTTACATTAGACAAAAAGAACGAAGGAGTTAAATATGTGGCATTATATCATGGTCAACTAAAAGGCGCTAGAGGTGATAATGGATATGAATTAATAAACGATGGATTATTAAATATAACAACATTTAACAATTTCGATGTAGTTATGATGGGCGATATCCATGAACACCAAGCATTTAGAGACAATGAAAGTATGGCTTATTGTGGTTCATTAATTCAGCAAGATTATGGGGAATCAATTGATAAGGGATATTTAATGTGGGATTTAGATAAAAAAACATTCCAAAGAAGATATATTCTTAATGACTACGGATTTGCCAAACTAACTATTGCCAAAGGAGAGATGATTGAGGAAAGAATTGAAAATATAAAATTCAGCAACAATAAAAGAAAAACTAAAGTTTATATTACATGGGAAGACTATGAAGAAAATTATTCTACAGAAAAAGAAATGCAAATTGCCAAATTGGTAAAGGAAAAATTTGGGTGTGATGTTGTAAAAGTTGAATTTTCCGAAATGAAAAAGGCTGAACAAGATAATACAGATGTGGCAGATTCAATAAATAAAGAAACATTTTTACAACAAATAATAACTTATTTTAAAGAAACTAATCCAGATGAAGACAAAGATATAATAAACGAAGTTTTAGAATTAGCAAAATATGTTGACAAAGAGTTGGAGATTTCAGAAAAAGTTCAAAATATAAAATTATGGGATGTTGATTGTATTGAAATATCTAATATTTTTTCATTTCCTGAAAAACCAATTATTATTAACCTTGAAAAAATGAGAGGTTCTACTGGAATATTTGGTAAAAATTATTCTGGTAAATCTAATGTTGTTAAAGCAATTGTTTGGGGTTTATATCAACACATCCTTGGAGGAGGTAGTGCAAAAAAACTTGTAAATATATATACATCTTCAAATAAGGGATATGTAAAAATACACTTAACAATAGATGGAGAAAAGTATTATATAAAAAGGGAAGTAATAACTACAATTGATAAGCACAACGAATCTTCAAATAAGTACCCAGTAGAATTTAAAAAATTAATTACTGATGATAGTGGGAAACAAAAATGGGCATCAGAAATATCTGATAAGAAAGCCAATGTTAATATAGAAGTTAAATCTATTATTTTAGATTCTATCGGTGTTGTTGAAGATTTTACAAAAGTTTGTTTACAAACCCAAGGAGGGAAGGAGGATTATATAAACCAAGAGCAGCAACCAAAAAATGACTTGGTAAACAAATATCTTGGTTTAGAGCCATTTAGGGTTAGATATGATTTCTGTAATAAAAAATTTAATGATATAAAGAAAAAGCAAAAAGAATTAGGAGATATAATATATCTTCAGGCAAAAGTTTTGGAAATAGAGAATAAAATAACTACATTAAAATCTGAATATGATTCTTTTGTTAAAGAAAAAGATAGTTCTGAAAAGAAAAAAGAAAAAATAGATAATGAAATAATTTCTTTAACTAAAGAGTTAAAGCAATATTCTCCTATTATTAAAGGAGAATTATCTAAAGAGGAAGATGTTGTGATTCTTATAAATGAAACAAGAGAATATTAGAACAAAGCAAAAAAGATTATCAAGATTTATTATTATGGACATCTACAAACTTTAAAAAGGAGTTACCATTTGACGAACAAGACGTTATAGAAAAACTTGGGACAGAATTATCAATACAAGAAAACATCCCATCAAATATAAATATCTTACAGCAGCAACTTGAAATAGATATTCAAAATTGTGAAGAACTATCTAATTGGGTTTCTAATAATTTTAAAAAAGAACTTCCGTTTGATGAAAAGGAAAGTATTGAAAAATTAAGCCAAGAGCTTACAAAAGAAAATGAAGAATTTAATATAGATAAAGCAAAATATATTAAGATAGAAAAATGGATTAATACAAATCCAGTAAGACAACTATATAGTATAGAAGGATTTGGTTTAATTGTACAAAATTTGAATTTCCAAATAGCAGATTTAAATGCTAAACTACCGACATATAAGGGGGAAAAATGTCCCACTTGTGGGCATATAACCACAGAGCCAAATATAGAATTATATAATCAATGTTTGGAAGATATTTCAGCAAAAACTGGACTTGTTAATAATTATACTAATGCTATAAATAAATTTTATGAAGATTCTCAACATAACAATAATTGTGAAATACAAAATTCTAATCTTTTGAATTTGCGCTTGGCATTAACTTCAAGAAAGTCAAGAAAAGAAGCATTAATTCAAAAAATAGAATTAATATCACAGTCCCAAGGTATTATTGCACATAATAAAGACGTTGAAAACAAAAACCAAACTTTACAATGGATAAAAAAAGAAATTGATAATAAAACCAAAAACATAGAAAGACTTAATTTATTATTACAATCACAAGAAATTATAAATCATAATAAAATTGTAGATGTAAAAACTCATTCAATGAAATCAATAAAATTATCTATTGATGATAATACTGAATTATTAAAAAAATTGGACGCTAACTTAATAAAAATAAAAGAAATTTCGAACTGCTTAAAATACAATCTCTCTATTGAAAACAATATTTTACAATTGCAAGAGCAAAATAAAGCTTATAAAATTTCTATATATGGATTCTCTCAGCAAATAACTAATAAAAATGGAGATATCAGAGTTGAAGAAAATAACTTAGAAAATTTCATTAATAAACTTGATGAGGTTAAAAACGCAGAAAAGACATATAAAAAGTATTCTTTATACTTACAAGCAGTCCACAGAGATGGCATTCCGGCTAAAATTATTAGAAGAAAATTACCAATTATTAACAATAAAATTAATAGTATTTTGAGTACAATTGTTAATTTTAAAATTGAAATGAGTGTAACAACAAAGGGTGATGTTATAGAAGGGTTTTATTTTAGTAGAGATAAATCTGATATGTTACCATTAGCATTTGCATCTGGGGCTCAAAAATTCATTTCCAGTGTTGTTATTAAAGATTCTTTACACTATATGAGTAATTTGATTAAACCTTCTTTAAATATAATCGATGAAGGTTTTGGTACTTTGGATGATGATTTAATTTCTGGAATTATAACTGTTCTACAATATTTAAAAAATAAATATAAAAATGTTCTTGTGATTACACATAGAAATGAAATTAAAGATAGTGTAAATAACATTATAGAAGTTTATAAAACTTTTGAAAATATTCCGCAAGAAGTCTTGGATATGAATGAACATGCAGGTATAACAAAAATAAATATATCATAATTATTAATATTTTAAAATATGGAATTACAAAAATTAATTTTAGCTGAAGATATCTTTGATGCACTTGAATGCGGTAAAAAATGTACAATTAGAAATGGTAGAAGAGACATAAAACTTGGTCACCTTTTATTTGAATCATTAGATTTTAAAAGAACTGAAGTTGTAAATATTAACACCATAATTTACACTGAATTACAAAATGTCCCCAATGATTACGTAATAAATGATGGGTTTAAATCTCATGAAGATATGTGCCAAAAAATGAGACGATTTTATCCAGATATTCAATTAAATACAGAATGTACAGTAATTGTATTTGATAAATTTGAAAAAGAATAAAAAATTTATATAACAATGAACAGAAAAGAAAAAAAGAAATTAGAGGAAGAAGCAGCTTTAAAATTAAAGCTTGAAGAAGATGAAAAAAAAATAACAGAGGATAAAGATAGACAAACTTTAATAGAAAAAAGAGAACAGGAAAGAAAAAAATTAGAAGAAAAAAATGCTTTAAATTGGAGACTTAGAAAAGAAAAAATTGCACAAGATAAAATAAAAGCAAAAGAATTGTTTAAGAAATCTTTATTAGAACCTAATATAAAAAAAAATTTAATAGTGTGGATTGATAAATATAATAATGGCAAAGTTTATGAAGGTCTATTTGCAAAAGAAAAATGTTTTGAAATTAAAAGAGGAATTATACTTTTTTCTCTCAAAATAATTCATGATGAACTAAAAATAGATAATAGAAGCAATAACTCTATAGACCTTATTAAATTACAAGAAAAAGCAAATAATATTCTTTTGAATAATCCTGAATTTTTAAGAAAATTTAAACCCATCTCTTAAGAATTTGTTCCAAGGTTTTTTTAAATATAAGGCATGTCTTTCTCTTTCGGTTAATGGTTTTTCTACTCCAGCTTCTGGAGATTTTGGTTCCGAAAGTTTTGGCTCCTCTGTGGTTTTAACTTCTGGTCCTTTCTGGTTTTCTGGAGCCTCAGCTGGAATTTGCCCTGTTGGTTTTACATTTGTTAAATCAATTGGCTCGCCTAATTCTTCACCCCTTCCTTCTCTAGCATCTTTTTCAATTTCTGCAACTTTTGCATCATACTCAGTAAAAATATTAGAAAATCGTCTATCTCCTTTTTTATATCCAGGGGGATACTCATAAAAAAATTTTTCTGAGAACCACATACTTTTAAAACTTTTTGGGTCTAAATCAAACAATCTCCATACATATTGTGGTTCTGCACTTCTCACTCCAACTCGTTGAGCTTCTCTTTCAGATTGCCCAGCCAAATGAAAAGCACTTAATTTTAATGGTACTCCGCTTTTTGTTTTATAATTTCCCAAAGTGACAGGCAATATAACTCTAAATTTTGTTACAGGCATATCAGTACTTTTATAAGATATTCCAATCGCTCTTCCTTCTCTAATGGCTTGCTTAATTAAATTTAAATCAAATCCTTGAATTCTTTGCCAACTTTTATCATATGTTTTAGATAAATCTTGGCGATTAAATTCAATAGCTTCATCAATGGATTTTAGCCCAGCCAATTCCATTATTCTATATTTGTATGATTCTGATAAAAATGCCATATGTAATAAATATGGAAATAAACTTAATTTTTATATTTTTTTTTCTTATATTTGTAAAAAAGCATTATAATGACAGATAATAAAATAATTAAAAGTGAAATACATACAAATTTAAATCAAAACAATAATACTCACATTAGTTTTAGTGAGTTTTCTCTTTATAATGAATGTGGTCAAAAACATTTAATTTTTAAATATTTAGCATTAGATATTCAGGAACAATCTATACATTTATTTTTTGGAAATGCAATTCATGAATCTATAGAAATGGGAGTAAAAAACGGATTGAATAAAGACCAAAAAATAAAATATTTTGCAGATAAATTCAAAAAAGATATGATGGACAATATGCTCCATGATAAGCAATTTAAAGAAGTTGATGACTTTATTGAACAGGGGATGCACATTTTGTCAGTCTTGGATACAGAAGTTCTTCTAAAAGGGTATCAAATAGTTAATGTGGAGGAACCATTATACGAAATAATATATAAAAAATTTTATTTTAAAGGGTTTATAGACCTTATAGCTTATAATCCAGCCACTGGAAGATTTTTAATAATTGATTGGAAAACTTCTGGGGAAGAATGGGATGTTGATAAAAAGAAAAAAGATGAAATATTTTTATGTCAAATGAGGTTTTATAAATTTTTTTGGGCAAGAAAAAATAAAATTCCTCTTGATAAAATAGATTGCAAATATATTGTTTTAAATAGACTTAATGATAAAAAAAATATATCAAAAGGGTTTGGAAAAATACAAATAGTCGATATCAATTCTACTGAAGATGAAATATTCTATTCATTAACTAAATTAGGAGATACTTTAAAAAACATTCATATAGAAAAAATTTTTCCAAAAGTTAAATTTACTGGTAATGAAAAATATAACTGTATGTTTTGCAAATATAAAGGAGGTATTCATCCATTATGTAATTCAAAATATAATCAATATGTAGAACTCCTACAAGAAAATAAACAAAAAAATTATTTAATAATTAAAAAATAAAATATGGCATATTATAATAAAAAAGACATAGAGAAGTATATCTCCGAAAACAATGATATAATAGAAAATAGAGGGCATAAGCCTATGACCTCATTTGAACACTCAATGTGCCAACTAAACAATGAAGAGGATATTGTTGGATTCTTTTGGGTGGATATTAATGAAGAAAGAAGCGAAAAAAAAGTGGAAAGTGCAAAAGTTAAATTGGAAGGTAAAACTTTTGTGAGAATTGATTTTAATTTATATACGGATGATAGATTTGCACTCGACCTATATCAATCTCAAGCCGAATCTAAAACTGTGACACAAGTTATAAAAGAAAGAATGATTGACCAAGAAAGGGCAAAAAAATCTATAAAAGACAATAAAGAAGATTTAGAAAATAGTCTTTCTGAAAAAATAACTAAAAAAGAATAATTGTATGAGATTAAATGAACTAAACGAATTCGTAGATTTAAACGAGTTAGACTTACTTTATAAAATAATAGAATTTGCTGAATCAGAAAAAAAAGATTTAGAAAGGGTTTTAAGGGGAGAAAAGGCTGCAGGGATTAGAGTTCGTAGTAAATTACAAGATGTTAAAATTTTATGCGAAATTATAAGAGATAAAATTCAGATTAGAAAGGGAATAAAGCGTAAAGAAAATAAAATTTCTGTATTGGAAAAAGTAATAAAACAAGCACAAAAAAAGCAAATTAAAGATAAAGAATTAATTGAAAAGAAAAAAAGGGAAAGGGTAGCAAGGCTCTTCAGATAAAATATGGCAAAGAATACGAAAAAGGAGGCAACTAGTCAAGAAATAAATTTTGTAAAAATAAGAAAATTAAAAGTTAATTTCGAATTAAGGTATGATTATTTAAAAATTCTTTCAGAATATATAAAACGATTGCCAAAAGAACATAGAGCTGTTAGAAAAGATAGTGTCATAGGAATGGATGGAAATCCAAAAGATGAATGGGTAAGAATTGTAAGTGAAGCAAAAATAGGAGAAATTTTAGCATTTTTAATTGATAATAAAATAAGATTTGCTTTTGAAAATATTACCCAAGATGCTCTTGAAAGATTAAAAAACGAATATTTTGAAAGGCAAAAAAGAATAGCAGAAGTATTACGTTTAAAAGCTGAACAATTAGATATTTCTGGAGAAGATTATTCTTTTATGAAAATTCAGCCATATGATTATCAAAAAAAGGCTGTTAAATTCTTTGAAATAAACGACGGAAAGTCGATTTTAGGAGACCAACCTGGAGTAGGTAAAAGTCTTAAAATTGATGAATTAGTATTTGGTATTAATGGGTGCTTTAAAATTGGAGATATTAAAGTTGGACAAAAAATATTTAATCGAGATGGTAACTTGTACAACGTTTCTGGAGTATATCCACAAGGTACTTTAGATGTTTATAAAGTAACATTTAATGATGAATCATTTGTCAATTGTAGTTTAGACCATATTTGGACTGTAAGAGATGTAAATAGAAGAAAAAGGGGCACTGGATGGATTACAAAAACTTTAAAAGAATTAGTAAATTCTGGATTGAGCTATAATCATAAAGGAAAAAGAGCTTTAACAACCAGAAAGCCTGTTTTGAAATGGGAAATCCCATTAAGTGAGCCAGTTAATTACCTTAAAAAAAAATTTGTCATAGACCCATATATACTTGGTGCACTAATCGGAGATAGATGCTTAGTGCTGGACGGCATATGTATATCAATTCCAGACCATCAAATTCAGATAAAAGAAATAATTGACCCTAAATTGCCAAAAGGATTTAAAACAAAAATTAATAATTTTCCAAATTGTCCTCAATATTATATGACCAGAAATACTTCTGTTGGCAAAAATATTATTAAATCAGAAATTAAACGGCTTGGTCTTAACGTCAAATCAGTTGATAAATTTATTCCAAAAGAATATATGTTTGCCTCTATAGAACAGAGAATTGAATTATTAAGAGGATTAATGGATACAGATGGAAGTGCAGATAAAAACAAAATACATTATCATACAAAGTCTTTGCAATTAGCGAAAGATGTAATTGAATTAGTTCAATCTTTGGGCGGGCAAGCATTATTATATTCATATGATAGAACAAAAGAAAATAAAGGTATAGAACATCGGGTAAATGTAAGAATGAAAGTATGCCCATTTTACTTAGACTCAAAAAAGAAGGAATGGAATATTGTTAAAAATAATTATTGTTCACGATATATAAAAAGTGTTGAGTATGTCGGCAAAGATGAATGTGTTTGCATTTCTGTAGATTCTCCAGACAATACATTTTTAACAACAAATTATACAGTCACTCATAATACAGCACCTGCATTCGCTTACGCTGTAAAACACAAATTAAAAACACTAGTGATATGCCCAGCATCATTAAAATTGATGTGGCGAAATGAAATATTAAAATTTACCAATGAAAAAGCATTTGTCTATAAATTTAAGCCTAAAAAGAAAAGCAAAATTATAGCACACACAAAAGAAGAGTCTTTGTTTCATATCACCAATTATGAATCAATTGATTCATATATAAAGCTTGAATATCATCACAAATGTAGCGGAAATATGTTACAAGCGAGTGGCAAAATGGGAAAATGTACATGGGAACAAACAGACCTCACAAAGCAGTATAAAAAATGCCCCATTTGTGAAAACACTGGAAAAATTAAAACAAGAATAGCCAGTTTAGTATCTTTTCAAGATAAATTCTCTCAAGAGATAGACCCATCAAATTATGATTTAATCATTATTGATGAATGCCATAAAATGAAGGAACTGAAAACTACTTGGACAAAAATTATTCATAAAGCATTTTCATGTATTCCAAAAAAAATTCTTTTATCTGGGACTGTCATAAAAAGTAGACCATCTGAATTTTTTTCAACCTTAAACTTTATTTTTCCAGAAGAATGGAAGAATTCTCATGAATTTGGAGTTAGATATGGAGCAGGATATCAAGATAATTTTGGTTGGATTTATGATGGAGCATCCAATTTAGAAGAGTTATTTACAAGAGTTTCTCCATATTTTTTAAGAAGATTAAAACGTGATGTTTTAAAAGAACTTCCTCCAAAAACTTATTTAGAAATTCCTATCGAACTCGACGATAAGGAATATGCAGAATATCAAAAATTATTAAATGAAGTAAAAAAGGAAATAGTTGATGGCAAGGAAATAGAAAAGAAAGATAATTATTTAACCAAAATCCACAAGCTCAAAATGTTTACTGGAAGAATCAAAGTAAATCGAATCAAAGAAATAATAGAAGACATAGTTGAAAGTGGAGAAAAGGTTGTAGTTGTTTCAGACTATATTGAATTGGCAAAAGAAATAGCAAAAGAATTTGGGAAAATAGCCGTTTTACATACTGGAGAAATGTCAGTTGCTGAAAAACAATCAGTAATAGATAAATTTCAAGAAGATAAAGAAATAAAAGTATTCTCTGGAATGATTATAGCATCTGGGGTTGGCAATACTTTAACTGCTGCAAGTAAACTTATCAAATTGGGATTTGCTTGGACTCCAGCAGATGAAGAGCAAGTAGAGGATAGAATACATAGAGCTAGCACTACCGCAGATACAGTAGAAATAATAACTCCTTATTGTCAGGACACTGTTGACGAAGATATTATGGAACTTTTAAAAGATAAATCTTATATTGTAACCAAAACCTTGGATAATAAAGAATACAAAAAGGAGAGTACAACAGTTAATGAAAGTATTTATAAAGACTTACTTAAGAGGATTAAAAATAAATAAGTTTTTATATAGAATTGAAATATTCTTTTTTTGAAAATTCTAGATTTCCAATCATTATATCAGCAAATTTTATTTTTTTATAAAAAACATAAAGTTTATATCCAAGAAATAAAAGTATAGCAGCAAATGGAAAAATTAATAAAACTCCATATTTTATGGAGAATAATAACCCAAAAATAAAAATAATAGTAAAATTCATTAATATTTTTGTTGATTTAGATTTGTTCTCAAAATACTCTTTTTTATAAAAACTGATAGTTTTATTCATTTCTTGAATATCTTGAAATGTTAACTTTTTATTAAGCTCTTCCTCCATTTGCATGAAATAGAGTTCATCTTCTGGAGTAATGTTTACTTTTTTCATGTTTTATTTGTTTCTATAAATATATACGAGAATTATTAAAAAAAGTTACATTAAGGGAAATTTGTTAAATTTTATATTTTTTTTTAATATTTATAGAAAACTTAAAAAATCATTACTATGAAAACTGAAAAAGTTATAATTGAAAAAGCTATAGTAGAAAGAATAATTAAAGAAGAAGCATTAAAGATTAAGAAGCTTATTGCATTAAAAGAGGAAAAAGAAAATATTACCAAACAACTTAATGAATTATATGAAAGTGATAATATAGGAGATGAAGCAGTTGTTGAAGAAGGTGTTAGTAGAGAAGAGGCTCTAAAACTGATTATGAGTCACCCCACAAAAGGTCCTTGGTTTAATAAGTTAAAACCAGAATTTAAAGAAAAATATTTAGCTTTTGTGCAAAAAAATCCACAAGCTAAATATGCCAAATGGGACAAAACAAAAGGAGAATTTGTAGATGCAGGAGTTTATACTGCTCCAGATATTCTTAGTGCA